TGCTGCTCATAAAGTTTTAGGTGTAAAATGCTAATCGTTTATTTCTATATTATAAGGATACAGCCATACTATCCTTTACTTTATTATTACTTAACCATACACTACAGTCTGTGAAGATAGTAGTGTTTTTTAATTGATTATTAACTTAAAACTATATATATGAAAGGATTTATCAAAAAGTTTTATCAAAGATTTATCTGTAAACACGATTATCATCTAATAGGTGAAACAAAAGAATTTCATACATATTCAGATATATTCATATACAGATGTTCTAAATGTGGAAAAATTAAACTTAAATACGGAATCAAAATTGAAGTAAAATGCTAAGGTACACAATTTTAGATATTATTATCAACAATAATGATAATATATCACAACAAACACTTGAATGTTTTATAGAAGCTATTGTAGAAGATCCAAAAATTGATATTATAAAAGAAATAATTCAAGAAATAGGAGAAGTAGGAGATATTCAACATCGTATAATTTTACGATACGATAATGAATTCATACCTGTAATAAAAAATATCATTGGAGACTTTAATCTAACTAATAATATTAAAAGTTAACATTATGAAAACATTTGCTTTTATTAGAAAAATAGTTCACAATTATCAAAATCCACATCAAAATTATCATTATTGTGGCTACGTAGGTATTATAGATGACTCCAAAATACCTTTAAGTATACAAGCAAGTAATGATCTCTGCGACAAAGAAGCTTTAGATTTCAAGATAGAAATACATGGTGGTATTACTTTTGACTGCAAACTTAATAGTATGACACCTATTATACCACTTACTGAAATACCACAAAATTGGCATCAGTATCGTTGTATAGGATTTGACCTTGCTCACGACGATGATGTACAAAATAATGTTAATACCGATTATAACTTTTGTGTATCCGAAACCTTTCATTTAAAAGAACAAATTGAAAATTTAATTAAAATTTAACATTATGAAAACAAGAAAACACTTTATCAGAAAGTATGAACTCTTAGCAAGATGTATTCAAACTAACTTAGAGTTATTTATACTACAATAGTAATGCAGCCATAGACAGTGGCAAGCCTGTAAATGCAGAGCCAACTACATGTAGTATTAGTATCATTGTAGTGTGTGGTACAAACGTGTAAGCACTATCTAAACTCAGTATAAAGGAGTTTTCACTATTTTAGATTTGAAAAATAGTTCTGAGCATCTGTCATTAGATGAACAAAGAGTGACAACGTAACTATGCGTAAATAGTAGGGGACAGCATTAGCTGTCCTCTTTATATGTTTAATCAATAAACTAAAGTATATGCAACAATTAGTAACAATATCTTTCGCAATTAAGAACACAAAAGAAGAAAGAAACAAAATCATAAAATATATGAATAGGCATTTTAGCATACCTATGCAAGAAACTAATAATTTACTAGATATTGCGTACATAGCAGAACTAGTTTACTTTAGAGCCATAGATTTTGAATTAGACTTTCCTGATAAATATACAGAGGAGGATATGTTTAAGAAACTAAAAACAGCACTCCCTGATGTATCGTTTACTTGTCAAATCAATAACAAAACTTTTGAACATGACATATCAATTAAACCTGAAAATAAAAAAGTTGAGCCGACAAATAGAAACACAACTAATACTTCAGTTACAATTGAAGAAGCACTAAAAGAAGAATTTGTCATTATTCATAAAAAAGATCTTATAGAGTTACAGAAAAGTAAACATGTACTAAAAGACTTATTAGGAACTATCGAAAATTTAAACAATAAACTTAAAACTTTATCAAATGACATTAGAACAATTTCAAAATCTTAAAATCGGCGACATAGTAGTAGCTAAATTAGTTAACTCAAAACAAAGTCGCGTTAACCCTGTTACTAATATTGACAGAGGAAATCTAAAACTACACATCGGTAAGAGTGGAAAATGGCGTAGCTATTTGCAATTTGAAGTATTAACTGCTGAATATGTAGTTAAATGGATCAAACGAAGAATAGATAGTAAATCATCTCCTCACTTTACTATCGAAATTAAGAGTGATACTGAAGTAACATTTAAAGTTCATAAAAAAGTACAATTCAATCAATGAAAAAGTTAACAGAACAACAAAAAGTCAGAAGGCAAATATTATTTAATATGCCTTATTTATTGCTTACTTTTCTTATCAAAGAAAAAGTATTAGATAGCTTTTTAGACGGCAGTAGTAAATATGCTCATGATAATAAAATAAACCTAGAATCATTTTATAGAATATTAAGAATTCCTGATATGGCAATTGAATGTACACTTATATGGAGATATACAAAAGAAGGACATCATTTTTGGAGAAAACTTCACAATAAATATAAAAACATATGGGAAATGAACGATTCTGGCGCATTGTTATTACTATCAGATTATTAGTATACTTACTAATATTATTAGCAATAGTAGTAACAATAGTATTTGTAGCAAATAGTATTTAATCAATAAATAATTATTATGCAAAAGTTAATGTATTTTTTATTTGGACTCATAACTGCATTATTTGCAGCTGTGATGATTATTGAACATCAAGGAATATATTTCTTTGATGAAGAAGTGTACGGACTGTTATATACCGATTATTGGAATTATTGGTATTACTCTAAAGTAGTGATAATCGCACTATTTATATTCTGCGTATTATCTTTCGTATATACACTTGGTAGTGGATATAAAGATAAAGACAATGGATACAAAGAAATCAAACCAAGCTGATTTAGCAGATATATGGTGGGATAAATTTGAAAACTGGTATGAAACACATCCAGTTACAAGAGTATTAATTGTAATAGATGCAATATTAATAGCATTTATATACTTAGTATTAACTTAAAAACATTATCAAAATGAGTGAATTTTTATTATTACATGACCACGAGTCAAAAGGAAGACCAGCTGCTGTAAGAAAAAGTATTATTGCTTTAATTATTCCATCAGAAGATTATTTAGACGGAGCAGTCATTTTTACTAAGCCTGGTGATGAAGAATGTGTAATTCTTGAAGCAGAAGAATCAGTAACAGAGATTTATAATATGTTAAACAATTAAACAACATTTATCAAAAATGAAAAGTAAACATGTATTTTGGCTAATTATTGCAATATTTGCATTAATAGCTTTTGTCAATTGTGTAAGACCTCGTAGTCCTAAAGAAAAACAAATCCCTGAAACGGATACAATTGAACAAGTAGTAGCACCAACAGTACAAGAAGTGCTACAATGGCGTGAAAGTATGAGATTAGACAAGTATGTAGATAGTGTGTTCTTAGTTATGCCAGAACAAGTACTAACTCAAATACTTGTAACTAAAGGTACAGATTTATCAAATCATGAAATTGTTTCTATATATATTAGTAACAAAGACTTTTATGATAAATTAATAAAGAGGAGTATGGATATACAAAAGGAATATATACCAGATAGTATGCCAAGGTCCTCATTACCACAACTTAATAGTGACTCAATTCATGAAGCCGTTAACTATTAAATTAAACAAGGTTACTTCAGTCTGTGAAGATAGGAGTAATCGTTCTTACTGTGAGAATCAGTGACAAACATGTGGGGCTTATATCTAATCATTTCAGAGGGCAGCATTGCTGTCGTTTGAAGGTAGGTGGAGGAGATTAGTATTAGTGCAGACGTTAAAACCATGTACTCCAATAAGATTAGTTTGACAGCTATATCTGCTTATGAGTTAAAACTAAGTGAGAGTCATTTTAATTAGTATTTCAATTAAGCTGTATTAGTGTAGAAGTTACACAACGATGTGAATCGTCGAGCCTGCAATATACTGCAATATATTGTATAAACTGTTACATGCCTTCTTTATTTACTGTAAGCGTACAGTAGAAAATGTGTGTTAATATATAATTAAGATTGATAAAACCATCTAGTTGCAGCTAGACGTCCTCAAAATATTGTATAATTAAAACTATTAAATATGAAAGAATGAATATTTTTAAGAAAATCAAACTGAAAATCAGTAGTTACAGAAGGCTAAAAGCCTATCATAGTAACATCAAGCGACTTGCTGAATTAGAATTATTAGATAATCCTAAACGGCAGAAAGAAGTTGCATTACGTTCACAATGTTTAATTCATGGGCACAAATGGAAAAATGAGCCTAATAACAATGAATTAAATATTCCTATTACTAAAAGAACTTACTGTGAAAGATGCGGTAAGTACTATAGTCAAGAAATTTATAAACAACTTTAAATTCATATCAAATGAAATCTTTAAACTTTGTAATTATTGGAATCCCTGCATCAATCAATCAGGAAAGTATTGTAACAGCAGTAGCTCTTATGGCTAAAAAACTTGGTTTATCAGAAGTACATACAGAAATACTTGAAACAAGTAAATTTGTAACTAGTTCTTCAAATAAACAAATGATTGAAAACATCTTGAAAGATATTATTACTGTGTGTACAGCAGCTGGTCTAATGAATATCGCTGCAATTAATGCCAATTTTTGGAAATTAATTGAAGATGGTAAGTTAACTAGACCACAAATTGAGATGATGCTGGATGAAAAAGAAGTTACAATCGAGTATCTCAACAAAAAGGGATGCGCTTATATCTTTGATCTTTTAGTACAAGCAATTAGAGTGTTATAATCATGGGAAAGACCTATAAAGAATCTCATTTTCCAGGTTCTAAGCAATCAGGAAAAGCAGCTGAATATCAGTCTAAAAAGAGAGTTAGACATTCTAAAATGCAACCGTATAAAAGGGAAAGAGCTATAGTATAATTTTTGTTATAAGTGAAATTATGAGCAGAAAACAAAAAAGTTTAGCTAGAAAGATGCATAATAAACTATATCTAAAGGAAGCATTATTAGATGGAACATCTGTTCTTAAGGTGTTTAGAACACACTATAAAGCACATAAATCTAATTTTAACAACTTAGAAGCATATTATCGTCGTCTTTATATAAAGCTAAAAGAGAAAGAGGAAATGAAGAAGAAATTCTTAAGTGAAACACTTCCTCGAATAAAAGAAGCAAATAAACGTTGAGAAGCTGCATATTTAGCAGCTATTGGCAAGTAAACAGAATTACTAATTAAGTAGTTATGATAGAATCCAATCAACACAGAAGGTTATAACGCCAGACCCCTAAAGGTGATTAATACCTACGGACTATACAACGGTCAACCTTATTTAAGGTCAGGAGAAGGAAAAGGGCTAGCTATCAAATAAGGCGTACGAATAGATAGTATAACTTTCTATTTCTTTATTATTATGTGGACAAAAGAAGAACTAGAAAAGAAAACAAAAGAAGAACTAGTAAACATTATTATTAAAATGCAGATAGATATTCGAGAAGAAAGAGATGAAATCTATCGCAGACGTTTATTAGATACTTTTTAAAAATTATTCATTCACTTAAATAAATCAATTATTAACAATTAAAAATCAAAAAATTATGAAGAATTTTATGAAATTAACTGCAATTATGTTAGGTGTAGCAATGTTACGTGACAAAGCAACTGATGAAAATTACAACTTTGAAGCTGGTATGAAAAAACAAGAAGAAAAAGACGGTAAAGTTGAAGCATCAGCAGTTACTGAAGCAAAGAAACAGATCCAACAAGAACAACTTGAACGTGAATCTCGTGAAGTAAAACGTAGAATTCAGGATTGTGAAAAAGCTGTTTCTAGAGCAGAAAGATACGGACGTTTTGCATCAAAACACAAGAACATTATGAAAGACTTTTCTGAAGGACTGAAGAAAGCTCAAGCTGAATTTGAAGCTACTGGTGATTACAAAGCTTGGGACAAAAAGTACTCAGAACTCACAGACAAGAAAGACGAAGCTATCGCAAAAGCGAAAGAAGAAATCTTTGGTTCAAGATACGAAAATATCTATCTTTAATCAACATCCAAATTCTAAATGCTTTTATGCTAAATAGAATAAATGTGAACCCTGCAAACTATATAAGTCGCATTGTCGCATTGAGGAGTTCGGGGCAACATGAACTGAATTGACAGTTCTATTCAATGCTTTTATGCTAGTAATAGGATATTATGCCTACTGATCATGTGCTATAAATAGATCATTCTTTATTTAAATGCTTTTATGCTAACAAATAAAGGATAGTCTCATAGACGAAAAACAGTAAGTATATCAAAATACATATACATATAGTACTTTTATGTCTATATTTCAATCGAGTCTCTAGCTTGCTAGATGAGCACTTAGTATAATATGTATTCTGTCAAAGACTATAAATTCTAAAGTAATAGCAGCTTTATGCTATTATATACTAGATTTAATGCTTTTATGCTCATAATCAACGGTATGTACTATTACTTTAGAATTACATATTAAGTATAGAGAGTTTGATCGCTCTCTATACTACTAAAAGAGTATATTGCACTATTATATCAACCCAATGATATATGAAAACTCGTGTATGATGTATATCTCTCTAATTGAGGCGTTATCCGATCTGCCAGGATATGAAGGCGCAGAGGTGTGCAAAACTCTTTATATTTACAACTTAAAATTATTTATCATGAGCTATATTGCAGCAGATATGTGGGGTGAACATCTATTCTATAATAAACCTGTTAGATATGTTCATGAAACAACAAAAAGAAGTTGGTGGATAGATCCAAAACATAATAATTCTATTAGTGTACCAATAGGTACGGCTAAACTATTTAATGATGCAGGATTCTTATATACTCATTATGTACCATTTGATAAAAGAAATATGTGTTTTGGAGATAATCCTATAGAAATAAAAGTATATTGACTGTTAGGTCATTGGATGAATCGTTTGGACGAGGGTTCGACTCCCTCATGCTCCACGCCCTTTGCGGTTGAATAAAACAGTTGGAACAAACTAAAAATGTACGTGTACATATAACTAGTCCAATAACGGAGTGTCCCGCACGGTTGCAGCAAAGAACCGTTAGCTGCCGTTTGACCGTAGCGTATAACGGCACATTGGGGCATTATGGTTTTGACAGCGAGGATGAAAATGAATAGGTCAATAAATGTCAGAAATGACAAATCTTTTGTAACAGACTATACTCGTATCGCAGCGTGATACGATAAGTCAACGGCTAAGCTAATGTCGTAAAAAGCAGGTCACGGATCGTGCAATTGGTTAGACACAAGCAGACAATGCCTAAAAGTGTGGGTTCGAGTCCCACTCCGTGAACAATATTATTAAAAACTAAAAGTAAGAATATGGATATAGATCAACTATTAAAAAGTAAATCTCCTAAGGAGAAAATGGATTTTTTAAATTCAATGAGATGTAAAGTAACAACTAAGTTAAAAACTACCGATGAATACAAAATTTCAGAAGCAGTACTATTAGTAAATGAATTTATTAATAGTACATTTGAAGATGAACTAACTAAACCAGTTAAAATTGATAAAAGCACTGTAGTACTTCCTACAGAAATACTAGGGCAAGGTGTAGATCAAATACCTTTACAAAAGTATGATGTTATAAAAGCTAAAATAGGTCCATGTGAACATTATGGAGTAATCTATAAAATAGATGCAGAACTAAATATAGCTTGGGTAGTAAATATAACTAGTGATATTACTTTAGATAATTTAATTCCTATTAAAAAGAGTAGATTATTTAAAACATTCTTTGTAGCTTATTTTCATCCTATATTCTTAAATAAAAACAATTATACTTTTTGTAATATTTTTGATAATAAAGAAGAATTTGACGAAGCTGTAAGAATCATTAAAAAGTATTATAAAACAAATTTTAGAGTATGAAAACAGATTATAACAAAACAGCAATCATTCCTTTAGATTATAGTAAAGGAAGTAAAGGTTTATGACTAGCAGTTAAAAAGAATAATAAATATATTCTGAGATTACTAGCTATATTTGAAACAGCTCTCGTTGAACAAATCAAAATAAGTAACAGAGATTTGTTTGATTATAATGTATTTTACAATCTGAAAGAAGCGTTATTAGATTATGATTTTACTTTAACTAAAAAGAATTATAATCAATTAGATGCTTTAGCTTCAATAAATGAAAAGAAACATTATGAACAATACTTAAAAACATTTTGTAGATGAAAAAGACTTTAAATCAATTAAAGGCAAGTAGAAGGAACTTATCTCTTATGCTTTTAGCAGGTATGATTACTAATCTGAAACACATTAAACATTTTGTTAGAGACACAGAAGTAGTAATAAGAATAGATACACTGTTGGTAGCTATAGAAAGACTTAGATCTTCAATTAAAGAAACTACTTATGAATCGTGGTCGGCATAAAAAGAGTAAAGAAAAAGCATTCAATACTCAAGCAGAAATCTTAGACTTTATACAAAAAGAGCTTTATAGATTACTAGCAATAAGTGAAGATATATTAGCATGTAGTACACATGATTATTATGCAGAAGCGAGTATTAGTGATAATGATGGAAGAGACTATTATAAGATAGTTGCGTGGTATATTAATACTAGGTATTATCTTGATCGCTTTATGAGTGAAATCATAATAATACTTAATGGAGCAACTATTAAAAATAGTATCTATACAATTAGATTTGAATTTGGAAGTAATTCAAAAATATTTAAATATAAACATGAATAAAAAAGGCTTAAGAGGTTTTATTAGGAATAAATTGCCTAAGACTTGGGAAATTGTTCTTACAAGAGAACGTAAACTTACTGCGTTCATTGAGTATGTATATGAATCAACTCCATCAGTAATGAAGGGAGGTAGAGGTTGGCGACGTGGTGTACATAACATTACAGTCGGATACAATAGATGCAAAATCTATGAAATGTTTCAAGCTGAAAAGAGTAAAGAAGGCTTGATATATTGGGTAGGCATCTATAATAAAATTAAAGATCTTGAACATCAAATGAATTAACATGGAAATTGTTCAATATGTTCGCTGGACTGAACCAGGAGAGCGAGAAAGACTACAGGAAGTAATGCAGCAATGCAGTGGAGAAATGGAATTTAGAAAGAAAGTAGCTTCTGAATTCAACATTAGTCCAATGGATGCAGCAGTTGTAGTAAAAAGATTCAAAAACGAATTTATCAAAATACTTAAAACAAAAGGATTATGTTAAAAGCAGGTATGTGGGTCGCACAAGGTCCAGAAACTAATGTATTACTCCTTTTAAGCGGAGTAGAACCATTATTAGAAGTAGTAGGTGCAATTGATCTTAATTACTTTAAACAGAATGGTAAAGCTAAAGATCTTACTAAAGACAGTCCTGAAGTAGTAGATATTATGATGTATCCTGAAAAGTATACATTTGCATTACCATCTATTACTGAAGTAGTTGATAATGTAGGTATTGGTGATTTACAGACTCTAGAAGGCTTAGGAGAAGATTCTAGAAAAGATAAAATCATCGAAGAAGGTATTGCTTACTATAAATCAACTTTACCATTATATGGTATAGAACAAGCTAAAGTAAGAACTAGACTGCATTTAAAGAAGAAATACAGCCTAAAAATGTCTCAAGCTAACTATGTATTTACTGTAATTTGTAAAGCACTTAACAGAGAACCATAATGAGCGATTTTAAGAGACTTATTGAAGCACTCAATGCTGAATTAGAGGAACCTTATAGGTTTACTTTAGACAAGATTATATCTTCTGCAAATTTTGATACTAAAGTATTAGGATATGCAGATAGTGTATTGGATGATTGGGCAAATATACCACCTAATTTAAAATCTAAGATAGTTACTAGTAACACTTGTCTAAGTATCAATAAGTGGATAAATAGAAGACTGTGGATGGATATTCTTAACAATCTATTAGAAGATAAAATATTAAGTCTTCAGACTAGATTAGTAAGAGTAAGGATTGCTATTAATATGTCATTGAAAATGGCATATCCTCTCAATGAAGAAGAGAAAGAAGAATGGAGAGAACATATCTCAGATGTATTCTATAAAAGATGTCTAGCAGTAAATAATTATTATTGCAAAGAAATTATAAAACTTCCCTTCTGAATTTAAGGATTGTAGTTATTGGGTTAACTACAATCCACTAAAATTTAGCTATATGACACAAGAAATAATAGATCTAGTGGAGCAAGCTAAACAAGGTTCTCAAAAAGCATTTAGTAAGTTATACTATAAGTATAAAACTGATATTTGGTACACTATTATGGGTGTAGTTAAGAATACAGATGTTGCTGATGATTTAACATCAGTAGTATTTACTAAAGCTTATGAGAAATTATCTATGTATACTCAACATATTTCATTTAATATGTGGTTAAAGACTATTGCTGTTAATGCATCAATAGACTATATACGTAGAAACAAAAAAGAGCAATTAAATAACTATGTTGATGAGGATGAAAATCCAATTCAACTATCTGCTTTAGAGAGAAGTCCCGAAGAAGATTTAATTCTAAAGGAAAAACTAGATATAGTCTTACAAGCTATACCTACTCTTAAGAAGAAATATAGAGATTTGATTAATGCTCGCATAGATGGTTTATCTTATAAAGAGATAGCTAGTAAGCTTGCAATGAATGAATTAGCTGTAAAAGGTGATTTAAACAAAGCAAGACAAAAACTTAAACAGAAAACAGATTATTAACAAACACTTTCAACAATATGACTAGTTTTTGTTTACTCCTTTTAGGAGCATTAGCATCTTTTATCATTTCTAGAATGTGTAAAAGTGCTAGTTTGTACGTATTCTTAGTATGCGTACTTTTACTAGGCTTTGTTGTAGGTACTGGAGTAAAAAAGGTAGTTGCAAATACCTCAGATACTCCTTCTCAAGAGTTAGTTGTTACTATGGCTCCTAATCCCACATCTCAAGGTTCTACTGCTTTTGTAGGGACAGTAGATAACCAATCTTATGAAATGGGTCAGGAAGATGGAGGTGAGACGTTAGTAACAACTGATAGAGAAGATGTACTTACTATGCCTAACAATGCAGAGATAGAAGATGACAGTTGACTGCACTTAATTTCATAATTTAAGTGTATTAATTGTTAAGTTATTAATTTATTTAAAACATAATCAATATGGCAAAAAGAAATAAAGGTGGAAAGACTCCAAGTGCAAAAGCAGCAAGAAATTTAGAAGCTTTGAAAAAAGCTAAAGAAGCAGTAGAAGCTTCAGCTAAAGTAGAAACAACAAAAGTAGAAGATCCTAAACCAGAAGAAAAGAAGCCTGAAGAGAAACCAGCTGAACAAAAGAAAGGTGGTGTCTATCAGACTCCAATGGGTAAATCAGCATATGAAACTCATATGTTGTGCACAAAATCACCGTATATGAGTCTACTTTCTCTTAAGATTGAGAAAGACAGTAAAGGCATTGAAAATATCAAAGCCGAGTGGAAGAACAATGAAACTAGTGAAACTACTAGTGTTCTCTTCCCAGTATCTAATGTAAAGGAGGGAGACGGAATTGACGTCAAACGGATTAAGGAAGGAATTAAGAATCCTATTCCTGCTGAAGTTCCTGAAACTAAGCCAGTTGAGGAGCCAAAGAAGGAAGATCCTAAATCTACACCTACTGAAAAGAAACCTAAACAGCAGAAGCCAAAGAAGGAAAAAATAGAAGAAGTAGAAGCTGAAGAAATTGACATCAGCAGTGCTCCAACTATTAAACCAGCAGCAGCTCCTGCGCCTAATATCGTAACTCAAAACAGTGACAGAATTGATGCAAATCACTCAGTAGATTTGATGAATGCAATTCTGAAACGCCGTGAAGAGATTAAAGACGATCGGGCAATGTATCAAGCAACAGGAAAACAGGCAGACCTTATGATGTTTGTATTAATTCAGAAATGGAACGACCAGTTCAAGAATGATGCAAAAGAACAAGGTTTTACTGTGAACGAAGAAATGTTTGCATATTTGAATGAAACAGCTTCTTTGTTCCTCGGTGTTAATTTGCTTCCTAGCAAAACATCTGATGGACAGCTTGAGATTAACTTCAAAGATGCTGTCGCAAAGACAAATCCTGAAATGCAGAAAGCTTTAGAACAAGATGCTAAAGTTCCGCAAACTCAGGAAATGCCAAAACCCGAAGAATGTGTTACCGATGAACAGAAAGTAGCAGCAATGTGTACTATTATGAACATGCGGCACAAGCAGAAATCAGGAGGTATAGGTAAGAATGTAGCAAATATGATTGAATTTGCACGGGAAGCCTATAAGCTTGATAAAAATGCAGAACCAGCACAGGTATTAGCAACTGTATTGCTTAAGATGAAAGAAGCAGGACGGAATGCTACATTGCTTGAAGGTTGTGCAAATGCTATTTGGGGTAACCTAACAGGTAATTTGTCAGTCTTAGCATCTCATGCTTGGCTTAAGAATCAATTAACAACATACAACGATGCGCAAGTTGCTAATGTTGTGAAAGTATTCTTAGCTAAGAAGATTACTGATGAAACTGCAAAAAACAATAATTACGAAGAAGAAGCAAAACGGTATTCTCAATTAATTAGTGGAACTAATGATGATCTGATCAATCGTATTATTACTTCTGCTAATAACGAAGGTAAAGATGAAGACAAACTTGTATATCCGGAAATCAAGGGTCTAAATCTTAAAGGTAAACACATTTCAGCAATAAAGACTGTAAACAATCTGCGGATTGCTTATGGAGCAGAAATGAATGATAAGATGTTGAAACAAGTAATGCAGAAAGTATCTGGCTTGTATACATCAACTTCTTTAAATCCTCTTACTTTCTATATTGAGAAATCTGCGTATGCTACTAAAAAGTAACAATTAACGCATTATCAAAATGAGTAAAAAACCAACAGTTTTATTTACGCTAGCAATGCTAGCTTTCGGTGGATATGTAGGATTTGTAACTAACTATACAAATACCGCCACCGCACACGAGTATGTGATTCCGAAGTTCACAGATGTACCTCGGACAAAAGACTTTAATATTGATATTAATTTGAACAATAACGCTATAAAATTAAATGGACAAAGCAACCCAGAACAAAATATCAATGTTGAAATCAAAAAGAAAGACAGTATCATCTATCTAACTTCTATTGTAGAGAAGGAAGTACCTAAATACATTAAGGTAAGAGAACTGCCATCAGTTAAAGAGAATAAAACCACTTGTACGGATATTCTCCAAAGACTGAAACAACAACAATCAGAGAAGATGAATCTGAGTCGCAACTAGAATAGCCAATGCGATTATAGAGCTATAATGGTGTATATCCAGAGATATCTAAATCAAAGGATTAGAAAGTAAATGGTTAGATTACTTTCTTAAAATTAAGATAGTACAGAATATTAGTAGGAATAGAGTATAGCTACAACTATAGGCTATTACTGAAAGTATAATAACTTATTGTGTTTATATACTATCTATAAACTGAAGAGGCAATAAGATAGAGGGAGAGCGTGTACAACCCTCTTGTTTTTGGTGAGAACCGACTGGAGACAGAAACAGAAGACGCAATTAGTAGAGAGCAGTCTACAAAATTAAACAGTACAAGGGGAACGAAATCCTCTTAAGTTACTCGCAGACTTATCATAGTTTGAATCAAGAAGGAGTAATAAACACGATGATGCCCAACAAATCGTAGTGTCCAAGACTACGTGCTGAACATTATCGAGCATATAACGCTCTAGGGTAGCTCCAAACTCCCCTTTATGGCATAGACCATATAAAAATGTCAGTATAGTGTTCTATACTTATCTAAACAGTTATATTGTAACTTAATAAGTTTAGAGATAGTATATATGAAGGTACTTAATTATAATATTATAGCACTACTTATTGAAAAAATATTGATAGATTACCTGGATTAGGCGTAAAGCCTATGCGCAATGTTATGTTAATCAGTACATAGCTAATCCTAAGCTTGTATTACTATACACTCCAGTATAGAGGGATAGAGTGACAAAGTGAGTAGTAGATTGTGTGCCTATTGGCTGAGTAGCAATGATCCAATATTAATAAATAAGGAATCCTGCAACGGACCTCTTTAGAAAATAAGGAGTATGTGAGTTCAAGTAATATTGTAATAAACTCAGTTGTTATCTATCTGAGTATAAACCTAGAGTGCTTTGCAACAGGAATATAAAGATAACTAGCGGATGAAGTGCGCAATAACACTATTTCAATACTAAGTAGAAGACATAAAGCTTAGAAGTACTAAATAATTTTATCCAGAAGCATAACTGGAGTTTTATCAAATTTGCACAAGGTGAGATACTCTATCCTTAAGAGTATATGTGAAAGTGAGCATCGCCCTACTCCTAGGTTGAAGAGAAGCAGACACATTAAGAGACGGACACGAAGCAGACCGGAGAAAAATCTGTGCATTGCACTAAATAGTAGTCTTAACGGGAAGTGACAGAATGTAAATCTATTTAGGAAGTCTCTATTTACGAGAGAATAAACATGTTTAACTTAACTAATGAGGAAGTTCAATGGTAGGTTTTAGGACGAGTAGTGATAAGAAGACGAAAGTAAATCCGAGCCACCCTCGACTGTACAATATAATTGCTGACATTTGAAACATTTAAAGTATATTGCGCAACAATATATGTAAAGTGACGCTGATTCCTTACATTAAAGGATAATAGGTGGAAATCCTAAAGTTATGTGCAGAATAAGAACAAAGTCGTAAGTACACGCAGCCTTAGAATAAACTATTAGGCTATAGAGTGGGTGTTTTGAAACATAAACAGCTCAAAATAAAATTCGGTAGAAGTATTACCGATAGTGAAGTAACAGTTGTAGGTTATGAATCATATACAGTACTCCTTACTATAATAGGAAAAAGAGCACGTTATAGTTGCTGTTAGGCTCTTTAAACAATCAGAAACTAGCATAGCGTTCGATTTTCAGATAATTTCAGTTATAATGTTATTTGATGGGTATAAATCTCCTACCGTTGGAGTCCCGTTGTACCTCTTTAGGTATTAACTAGCATAGCATTCGATTTTCAGATATCGAATTACATATCTTTTCATAGTTTAGTATTAATAATTTTATGAAGAACGGCTGACTCATCTGTCTCATGAGTAAAGTCCTACGGGGAATGCCGAGTGAAGTAATAACATCACGTTCTAGTAGTAATATTAATAATATGAAGACTTATATTATAGTTTTTCAGATTAATTATCAAATCTTAGCAGAATTTCGTTATAGAGTTTTACTGTTTGAATACAAGAAGTGGCTTTTAAGTTTTTAACAAACGAATAGATATTAGACGCTATTCCACTTAGATAAAAGAACTCTATAGCTTACTTTTAAATAAACTTAGTATTAACTTACTCCGTAGGTGGAATCAACCACGGAATCAAGAAAGGAGAAATTATGGAAACAACAAAATATGAAAGCGTGTTCAAAAATCCAGAAGGTTTTACTCAGCAAGAAATCACACAGTTACGTACTAAAGTAATTGCATTTAGCCGGGCTTTAGTTGGTCGGCGGTTGGCAATCCCCGTAAGTGATTATTTAGATTTGAATTACAAGAAGAAACTAGCTGGTGATATGCCGGGTCTTGTACTTGCAAATCCGATGAAGAAGTATATGATTGAAACTGTTGATTTGTTCAACGTAGATATCGTGCGGACTGCAAATGGTAAGATTGTTATTATGTTTAATAATGACGAAAAGTTGCAGTTTGATTTACGGGCAGATGTAGATATCGTATTGAAAGCTGGTCCGAAAGATGTTCAAGATGCTATCTTGAAGTTTGAAGCAACTGGAGAACGGTCTCCGTTCTGGAATGTTAAAATGGTAACAGAAGTTGTCACTCAGTTGAATCAGAGTAATTTGACTGATCTTAACAATTTTATTGATGAATTGGCAAATCAGGGAGCTTCTCTGGAACAAATCAATAAGATTACTAAGGACGACACTACTGCTTACTACAAGAGCATCGACGAGTAATTAATCTTAAGTACATAAAGCTATGGCAACAAGTAAAAAGCCAATAGATTCATATCACTTGCAGATGTTACAGCTAATTATGTCTGATCCTCGTATTCAAAATAATTTGCTAATGGATGGGAGCAAAACAATTAAAGTTGGATATGATGGAACAGTATTAATAGGACGCCACAAATATGGTTGGGTAAATAAGTGGTTTAATTCCTATTACGTAATAGACTTTTTTAGTTTAGTACAAAGAATAGCTTTTATCATCACAGGTGTAGAAAGTAATAATTGCGATAAGTCAGGTTTGGTTGGGTTTCTGACAGAAGCAATTGATAAAGTACTTAAGAAAGATGAAAAAGAAAAAGTAATCGAGTTATTATTGTATTATTGTACATTACTTGATGAAAACAGTCCATTGAAATTGACCTATGATATTACAAAAGATGACCCAGGCTTTGACAAAAATATGGGTAATAACAGCAAGCGACGCAAAATGGTTGGGGTAGCAAATGCTTGCATAGATTTTGGGTATGAAAGAATACCCGTCAGTTTACATGTTGAAGGAGATTTATAGTCGAATATATACATTTGGTTGGGTTCGTATTAAGTAGAAAATAATTGAAAATCAACATAAAATCAGTAAGAGTGTATACATTTGGTTGGGTTCGTATATACTCTTACTTACTTGCCTCTGATAATGTTACTAAGGTAACTAAGTGTTGGAAAGCCGAGAGAAGAAGAATCGGATGCCGTATCGAGATGTGACAGAGGCACTAACTCTTTGATCTTGTCTGTCTTATTTCTTAATTTTATTGTTATTCATATCAGCGGTCTGTGAAGATAGCTGATATTTTAAGTTATTAGACTTTGATCAGTCTATTAACTACACAGGTAGACTTTCTAATATACTATGTAATTAACTAATTGTCAAATTATTAAAATCAAGTATATATGAAAGCAAATAAATTTATTGAACAGCGTGATAAACTATCAGCAGATATTACTAAGTATTGGAATATCATTTCTATTGAGAATGTAGTAAATCGTAATTATCAACGTACTTACGATTTGAAAGAACTTTATAATACAATCAAAGGTCTTACAGATGATCGAGTAATTGTTAAATTAAAGATACTATGTATCAATATGGGTATAAAGAAATTTAGTGATTTACCAGCTGATTGTAATCAATTGGATGTATTTAAACTATGTGAATTGCAAGAAATGAAAGTACATCTAAGTCGTATACGAACTTTGAATCCTGTTCTTAAATCTAAGAAAGGTAAAAAAGCTCTAAATAAGACTGAAGTTTTAACTTCAAATTGGGTTAAAGCACGAATAAAAGAACTCGATTTAGAGATTCTGAAATTAAAAGAGAAACTTACTAAGTTCAATGAAGAAACAGAATTTGATGATTCTGCTGCTCCAATGTGCTTAGCAGCTTAAAATATAATAAGGAAGCGATAGGGAGAGTACGTACGGGAAATCTTAAAATATTAACCTATTTAGCTTCCTTTAGTTTTTAATCATTAAAATCAATTGTTATGAATCAAGATACTAGAAATAAGAAAAATGCTAAATACCAGCAAAACTTACAGAAACGTTACGGATTAACTAAATCCTCAGATTATAAAGCTATGTGTAGTAAAGGAATATCTTTGTCAGAAAATATTAAACCTATGACAAAGGAATTTGTAACTACTCGTCGTCATGATAAAATAGTAAGTAGAGAAGTATATACTTATAAATGGACTCCTGAAGCTACTAATGCACGAAAGGAGTATCATGAAACTAAAAAAGGCATAGCTAGTATTCCTAAGAAACCTACACAGGTATCTGATAAAAAGGATAAAAAACAGTTATTAGAAGAACGTCCTTATTCTGGTTACCATAAAGAATTGGTACAGAATCTATATGGTAGCAATAAAGCAGAACGTATTGCTAAACAACAAGCTTATAAAGCAGCTCACGAAGAGAAAATTAAGAAAGTAGCTAAACAACTTGCAGAGTTCAAGATGTCTAAGAAGCTACAGTATTTAGAACAAAGACCGTATAAAGTAGTTATAGCTACTACAAACGATAAAGAGTTTAAGACAAGCTACTCTAATCTACCTATTGAACAACTTACTGAAGTAGTTACTAAATTGAATACAAAGTTATCCGATAAATATAGTAACTATGAATCTATTACGATAGTAGATAGAGCAACTTTAGAAAAGAAATGCTTTGCTAAACATTTGCCAGAGATAAAGCAAGCAGCGTAGAGCGACAGACTTTTAGCAGGATAGTCTATAAAGAATCCTGCCTCAAGGGGTGTTCAGCTAGCAGGCAAGCGCAGGGTACAGGGAGGAATATTAGAGAGACTCTAATACACTATTTATAGTGCTGCAACCAATCGGCATCATGGGTTCGATTCCCATACACTCCACTAAATTTATACGCTATGAAGATAAGAGGAAAAACAGTATATGTCTATGATATTGAAGTTTTCCCAAATGTATTTCATTGCACAGCAAAGAATACTGAATCAGGAAAGTTTCATAAGTTTGAGATATCAAGCAGAAAAAATCAATTATCAGAATTAGTTGATTTTTTTCGTGTACCAAATGTTAATATACCATTAAAATTTGGAGATCTCTATACTACTGAAACTCAAATTGATTCAAATAAAATCTTTGCAGGATATAATAATTTACATTATGATAATCCTATTATTAATTATATAATAGATTATTATAATATACTTAAAAATAAACCATATCTAAGGATATGTGATAGTATTTTTAACTTAAGTAGAACTATAACTACATCTCAAGCAGATGACAACATAGAAGCATGGAAAAAATGGAAATATCAAGTATGGTATGATTCATTTGATATACTTACTATGTTATATTCACAGAAATTGCGTGTTGGATTGAAGGAAATGCAAGTAACTATGCAATATCCTAATGTTCTAGAATTCAATGGAGACTTTAATAAGTTTCTAGAAGAAGATAGAATAGAAGAGATGATTGAGTATAATGTGAATGACGTTAATTCTACTGAAAAATTATTAAATCTGTGTTCTGAAGATATAGAATTAAGAATAGCTATCGAAGATGAATATAAAGTAAGAGTACTAAGTAAAGATGGAGTAAACATTGGAATGAAAATTCTAACGCAGAAATATCTTGAAAAGACTGGTTTATCATGGTGGGATATTAAAGATTTAAGAAGCCCAGCAGATGTTATAGACCTAAATAAAGTAATATTGCCTTATATAGAATATAAAGATCCTATACTTCGTAATGTACTATCTGATATGAAAAAGCAGATAGTATCACCAGGTAGAAAAGGATACGAAAACAAATTTGTATTTAGAGGATTAAAATATTCTGTAGGAGTTGGTGGTATTCACTCTGAAAACAAACCTGAGATAATTATTCCTAAGGAAGATGAAATGTTAATAGATATTGATGTTGCATCTCTGTATCCCAGTATGATAATAGAGTATAAATTCTACCCAAAACATTTGGGTTCTGAATTTCTAGAAGTTTATAATCAAGTTAAAGATGAACGAATAGAAGCAAAACATAATGGTATTAAGACTAAAGATAAAACGCTTAAATTAGCATTAAACGGTCTTAGTGGTAATTTACAGAATGAACATAATTTCTGTTATAGTCCTTTTGCAGTAATGCAGATTAGAATAAACGGACAATTACTATTACTTATGTTAGCAGAAAGATTATCTGATATTGGCTGTAGAATAGTACAGGCAAATACAGATGGTTTATTTGTTCTTCTTAAGAAGAATCTGTATGAAAAATTACAAAGTATATGTAAGGAATGGGAACAACAAACGAGACTAACCCTTGAGGAAGATCGTTTTGAAGCTATGTATCAGTATGCTATTAATGATTATATAGCTGTAAAAGAAGGTTATCAAGCAATGAAGAAATTGTTTGAAACTGAACCAGAAAAAGCTCTAAACAAAAAGAAAAAACCTTATACTTCTTTAGATATGATTAAAGATGATTATATTAAAGAAAAAGGCATGTTCATTACTAAGGTTTTACTTGGTAAGGGAATGTCTGCAAAGATTATTCCAGAAGCTATTAGAGATTATTTTGTTGATGGTATTCCTGTAAAAGATACTATCTACAATTGTAAAGATATTAAGAAGTTTCTTACTTACCAGAAAGTAGATAAGAAATTCTCTGTAGAATATAATGGAGAACTGACACAAAGAATCAATAGATTCTATGCATCTACTAATGGTCCTTATTTATATAAATGTAAAATAGTAAATAGAGATGTTGAGATACCGCAATATCTTGTATGTCTCAAAACAGGAGAAAGTATAATAACTACAGATCCAAATCAGTTTTACTATAATTCTAATGTAGAACAGATATTGCCTTATAGTTCAAAGATTATAACTAAAGGTACTAGAGTAGACTATACTAATCTACTCACTGCATCTGGTGTTACTATACTAAACAAATTTGATAATAAACCTATAGAAGAAAGAAAGATCAATTATCGCTACTATTTAAAGGAAGCGTTAAAGATCATTGAAGAATTAAAACCAAGACAACTAACGTTGTTTTAACAAATATTTCCAGATTGTATCAAAAGTTAGTTCATAAAGTACTATATTATGATACTAGAATTAGATACAACATTATTAGATATTTTTGGAGAAATATCAATTAATCAGTTAGTATTTTTAACTCTTGTGTTGAATGATAATCAAAGTAATAATCAAGACGTTCACAAGTTTCTCAGCCGAATAAGTGAAAACGACATACAAGAGTTAATCGACAATGACCTTATCTCCTTTACTACTTCAGGAGATAATAAAATTTATAGTCCTACAGAAAAACTATTATCAAGTGTAAAACAAGATAAGACATGGTTTGATGAGTTCTATGAAGTATTTCCAGTGTATGTTTTAAGACCAGATGGTACTAAAGGTTTTTTACGATCTAATATAAATAAGTGTCGTAAAGAATATAATCGTATCGTAGGTAAATCTAGAGCAATGCACGAACACCTTCTTCAATGTCTTCAATATGAAATTGAAAACAAAATGATAACTGGTAAAATAGGTTATATGAAGACGATGTGGAAATGGCTCACTCAACATGAGTGGGAGGTTATTGAAGAGCAAATGAGTTATGAATCTGAAACGCCTGTAAGTTATGGAGAATACGGAACAGAATGCCGTTAAAATACTACCTTTTGAGTCAATATCTCAGGTAGCAAATAAATCCATAAACTACATTAAAGCTAGAAAAAATCATAGTATAGTATCATTAAAAACTAGATGGGATAAATTCAATAAAGCTACTGGCGGAATTGAACCAAATATGATATTTACTATAGCTGGTATATCAGGTAGTGGTAAGAGCTCAGTTGCAAATATGTTAGTAATGGATTTAATTGATCTTAATCCTGATCAGGATATCGTAGTATTATACTTTAGTTTAGAGATGGTAGACTACAGAAACGTTGGTCGTGTAATAAGTAATAAAACTAAGAAAACTGTATCTGAATTATATAGTTCAGTAGAAACACTTAGCGATGAAGACTTATTAAAAGCTGAATCGGCAGCTGAAACCATTAAGAAATACAATATATACTTTGTTGATAAAGTATGTAATGTAGAAGAAATAGGTAATACTATAGATTACTTTCATAATACTGTAGCTAACGGTCGTTGGCTAATAGTAGTATTAGACCACGTTCTTCTAGTAAATGGAGAAGGTGGAGAAAGAAGTACAATAGTCGATTTACAGAAAATGTTTATACAGAAGAAAAAACTTTCTAATACTAGTATAATACAGCTTTCACAGATGAATCGTAATATTGAAAGTCCTGATAGAATTAATAATCCAAGTACTCACTTTCCAATGAGAAGTGATTTATCAGCATCTGATGCAATATTTCAAGCTAGTGATTTTGTTATTGCTGTTCACAGACCAGAGATACTTAATCTAGCTATATATGGAGTACGTCGTCTACCTGTAAAAAATAAGGTTTATATGCATTTCTTAAAAGTAAGAGATGGTGAACCCTGTATATTAGAATTTGAAAACGAACTTCAATATGGCAATCTAATTGAAACAAATACTGCAAGTGCTGAAGAACAAAAAGTAGTATTTAAACAAATTAAAAAAGGCTGATTATGAAAGGTTTTACAATTAAACTTCCGAAACAAAATATTGACCCTCAGGGTTCTTTGAAAAATCGTATATTAAACGAAGTTAAAAACCGCTTACCGTTTGCTAAATGGTATGGAATTCACACTCCGGAAGATCCGGAATACAGTATATCATATGCAGGTCCTGAAGACTTGCTATGTTTTGGATGCAACCGAAATGCACATTTCTCTGCATTCAATAAAAAATATTATCGACCGACATGTTCATATGATAATTCACTTACATGTCCGTTCGCAAATCGAGCATTTAAGTTGCGTCAATATGATGCTATTTCAGAATTTGATTTAGCATTAAAACGATTAGCAGAATATGCTAAGATTATGGAAGACTATGAAGAAGATCGTGGTTACGATTTTACTTACATGGGTCAACCTGTACGTATTTACCAGAAGTTTATTCAAATTGGTTATACAATCATTCCTATTGATAATCCTAGTCTGTTTTTGAATAACTATCGTAAAGCAGATAAAAATAATATAGTAAATGTTATTATTAATATTAGTAACAGTACTACTGTTAACAATATTCTCAACAATGAATAACGAATAACTTTACATTGTGTAAAATTTCAGTTTTTGTCAGATAATTTCAGAATCTCACAGGTAAAGCATTAACCTATTTTAATATGTTAATACTACCAAAAGAGAAAAACAAACCAAAGGTTAACAATCCAAGATTCTTAATCTTGTTTGGTCGACCCAAATCAGGTAAAACTACTTTATTATCGAAGCTTGATAACTGTCTTATTGTAGACTTAGAGGGAGGTTCAGAGTTTCTAGAAGCTCTCTCTATTCAAGCTCGTACTATTGAAGACTTAGGTAATATATCTAGAGCAATTGGTGAAGAAGCAGCTAAAACTGGTAACAAACCTTACAAATATATTGCTATAGATAATGCTACTAGATTAGAAGAAATGTGTCTAGGTTATGCTAAGGTATTATATCGTCAAACTCCAATGGGTAAATCCTATAATGGAGATGATATACGTACATTACCAAATGGTAGTGGATATATGTATCTTCGCATGGCAGTTAGAAAAGTAATAGATATGTTTCGTAATCTATGTGATAATTTTATTCTTATTGGTCATACTAAAGAAAAAATGATTAATAAAGAAGGAGAAGAATTATCAGAAATGGCACTAGATTTAGTAGGAAAACTAGGTGATATAGTATGTGGAGAAGCAGATGCTGTTGGTTATGTCTATCGTAAAAAGAATGAAACTATTATATCTTTTGAAGGTGGAGATAACTCAGTAAGAGAAGCTAGAGCTCCTCACTTACGAGGTAAGAAGATAGTTATCGCAGAAAGCGATGAAAATAATGTTATTAATGTTCACTGGGATAAGATTTATTTAGACGAGTGTGCAGCCTGATTTAAAAACTTAAAAATATTGAAATTATGACATATAGTAAAGAACGTGCAGCAAGTATTAGCAAAAGTGATATTAAGTATATTCCCGCTGGTATTATTGAAAATGTAGTATTGAAAAGTGTAAAAACAGAAGTTTCTCCGAATGGTAATCAATTCTTAGAAATTGTTTTTGAGAAAGATGGAGCAACATTAACCCATACAGAGTGGAAACCTACACTTGGTGGGTTTGTAACTACAGAAGAACAACTCCAGACAAAAATGGATAAGCAGTATTCTCGTATGTTGCAGATACTTAACTGTTACTATAAAGATGAAGAGCTTGACTTTAATGGAGAAAGCTTTGAACAGTTTGCTCAGTGGATTACTGATATGCTGAACAAAGTAGATAAGAGTAAAAAACTTAGAGCGAAAATAGTATACAATGATAAAGGATATACTACTTTACCTAATTATGCTAAGTATACTTTTATTGAACCTATGGAATTACCAGAAGGTAAATCATCTTCTATTGCTATGCTAAATATTGACCAATTTACAAAGCCTGTTGTAGCTGATAAAGAAGTAAAAAACGATAATCCGTTTAGTACAACTTCATCTACTACTAATACACAAGCTTTTACAGATAAAACAGATGATCTGCCGTTTTAATATAAAGTAGATCATTATTAATAAATAAGGGTAGTGTAAAAGCTACCCTTATTCTTTTTTAATCATTAAAATAAATCATCATGGTAGAAATAGAACATATTCAAGATATAGAAAAAGATCAACCTGCAAAGTCTAGTGCGAAAGAGCAAAAATTAAAAGATCCTGTAGATGCAAATACGGAAACTCAAGATACTGAAGTATCTGAAGCTACAGAGCATGATAAACAGATTGAAAATCAAGAAGATAATACACCTGAAAATAATATTTTAGTTAATAGTAACACAAATGTTCATGATTTAAAACCTGGAAATAGATTTTATGGTAGTATAAAATATAACAATCCTAAAGGAAAACAACAAGCACAGCAAGGTATTTTCTTAATATTAACTTCAGAAGTAAAAGGAAAGAAAGGACAATCCAGAGAATATACTATGACAAATTGTACTGGACAAGAGTACAAAGTATGTAGTGGAGCTATTAAAATAGCTAATATAGCAGATCTCAAAAAGAAGAAAAAAATAGAGAAAAAAGCACTAGAACAATTTGGAAGTAAAACAGAAATCAAAGAATTGCTTAACAAATTAGAAGAAGAATTTAAAAAGAAAGAGGAAGAAGAAAAGGAAAAAGAAGAATTAAAGAAAATTCAATTCTCATTTAGTTCACTAGAACCAGAAGACAAGCTTAAAAGTTTAATTAAAGCAGGTATGAATAACATCTGGATGGTTGGTCCAGCTGGTTGTGGTAAATCAACTATAGCTCGTAATACAGCTAAAGAACTAGATATTCCTTACTTATGTATTTCTTGTGGTATTGGTACTTCTGCAACAGAATTTACAGGATATAAATATCCTACTCGTGAAGCAACTAAGTTTGCTGAATTCTATGCTAAGAAGTCAATAATCCTTATAGATGAGATGACTGCGCTCGATCCATCTGTAGCACAGGTTATTAATGCAGCATTAGCAAACGGTGAAATAGAGACTACTACAGGTACTGTTTTACGACATCCTGAATGTATCATTATTGCTACATCAAATACTTTTGGTAATGGAGCAGATCGTCAGTATGTTGCTAATAACCAACTAGATGCTTCAACAATTGACCGTTTTACTGGAGCAATAATTGAAGTAAATTACTCTGTTAAATATGAGTCACAATTTGATCACGAAGTAGTAGATTATATTTATTTACTACGCGACTGCATTAAAATAAATTCATTACGCCGTATTGCATCTACTCGTATGATTCAAGCAGCAGAAAAGATGAAAAAAGTAGGTATGTCAGACTGGAAAGATATGCTTATTATTAACTGGTCTGATACCGAAAAGAATATAGTAAAACAATATATTCAAAAAGTAGAAGAAAATAAAACTAGACAAAGTGTTGATTCAACAATTGAATTTATACGTAACCGTTTTTCAAATTCTACTTCAACAATGGAACTTAAAACAGCAGCGTAATGAAAAAACTGAATTTAAATATTAATATAAATTCATTAGATGAATTTTACAGAGAATGTGACAATATTGAAGGAGGTAATCCTGCTGAAATAAATAATATTGAAAATAGCGATGATCCTTGTTTTAGAGGATTATCTATAGCAGAAATACATGATTCTAAATATAGTTATACCAAAGGTTTAGATAATTTAAAGAAAATAGAAAAGGATATAAATCTAGGAGGTCGTAAACATAAATATAAATACGATGATTCTGATGGAGATGATATGAACTTTGATCGGTACATAGAAGGTCTACCTTGCCTAAAGAAAAGAATACCTACACATGGTATAGGTACTGGTAAGTTCGTTAAACTTCATATTTCTATATGTGAGAATTGCTGGTGTTCAGCTCAAGCTCTTATGGTTCGTGCATATACCGCTATGAGAATTATAGATATGCTAGAATCTCAAGGATACCGAGTACAAATATCTGCATATGCAGATAATGAAGATCCTGGTTATTTTAATGAAGAACCTATAGGATTTCTTGGAGTTGAAGTTATAATTAAAAAGTTTGAAGATCCTTTAATTAAAGGACAAATACTTACAGCAATATCTCCTTGGTTCTTTAGATACTGGATGTTTAAGTTCTGGAATGCTAAATTTAATATGAATTTCGGATATGGACATGCAGTTAGACCAATGAAGAAAGAAACAACTTCTGACATCTACATTCAGACAGGTGAAGCTTTAACTGATGAAGATGCAGAATCAACTATAGAAAGAATATCGAAACTATTTAGCAAAGAAGAATAGTTTCAACTACTAGGAGGATTTATAATAATCCTATATGGCACTATCAATTTAAGGATATTAGATAATTTGTGGAAGCGTGAGCCTGCATAGCAGAAATAAAAATCTATCTCTGGATAGGCGTGGTTCGATTCCACGACTAGTAGCAAACTAAAACAGATTGCATATGTATAGTAGAAAGCGAGCAAAACTCCCAGATAATATTACTCTAGATTGGATACTTTCTAAAGTAACAGAATATGATATATATGCAAAATATATAGGTCAATTTAAAGTAGGTATGATATACAATAGTCCATTTAGGAAGGATAAAAATCCATCCTTTGGTATTTACTATAGTAAACGTACTAAACAACTACTTTTTAAAGATCATGGAACAGGTGAATGTGGTAATGTAATTAAATTTGTGTCATTATTTACTGGTAAAACAGAATATAATGATATATTATCTGATATAGTAGATAAGTTAAATATTACTAACAACACTAAACTCGTTAGCTCTAAGCAATATATACCGCCAACTGAAACAGTAATTGGTGTAGTACGTCAGGAATTTACTGATGTAGATATCAATTACTGGAAACAGTTTAATATTTCTATAAATACTCTAAAGAAATTCAATGTAAATAGTATTAAATATTATTTATGTAACGGAATAGTAAAGGGTACTTATAAACGAGAAAATCCAATGTATGCATATAAGGTCTATAATAACTTTAAGATATATAGACCATTAGCAGATAAATATACTAAGTGGAGAAACAATCTTACAGACTATGATATCCAAGGCTATGAGCAGTTGCCTCAGAAAGGTGATATATTATTTATCACAAAGTCCATGAAAGATGTTATGTGTTTGCATGAAATGGGTTATCCAGCAGTTTCTCCATCTTCAGAGAGTACATTTCTACCTAAAGATGTATTAGAGCAACTTAAGACGCGTTTTAAGCGTATTATAATACTATTTGATAGAGATGTAGCTGGAGTAAAAAGAAGTCGCAAATTAAGCCGAGAAACAGGCTTAGAAGCAATATTTATTAACAAAAAATTCAAAGCTAAAGATGTATCTGATGCTGTTAAAGCAAATAGCTTTGAAGAAATAAAAAATTGGTTAAATGAAACTATTAAAAACTATAGGTAAAGTAATAGCGTTACCTTTTGATTTAGCTCTAATACTTGGAAAGTTATTATTAATTCCAATCAAATTAGTGAGTGTATTGTTGCATGGAGAATTTACTGAATGGAATAAAAAACGTAAGTTTATAGTAAATTCAATTAAAGAAATGTTTAAAGCTTTCAAATATAATAAAGATTATTCTTTCTTATATTCAGTAGGATTTACAGATGAAAATGGTAATTTCTCTGAAAGAATTGAAACGTTTAAAGTAACTAGTGATAGTATGCAACATTATATTAATTATGCTAAAACAAGTCTTAAACAAGAAAGTGCGTAATGCTACTAAACAAGAAATAGACGGAATAGTATTTCGATCTAAGTTAGAAGCTTATACATATTAGAAACTAAAGGAAGCAGGTATATCAGCTGAATATGAACAGCACAGATATACTTTACTTCCTAAGTTTGTATATAATAACTCTACAGTTAGAGCTATTACTTATTTACCAGATTTTGTAGGAGATGGTTTTGTTATAGAATGCAAAGGATTTGCTACAGATTCTTGGGCAAATAGAGAAAAACTATTCAAGTATTATTTAAGCTTGAATGAACCAGATACTAAATTTTATTTAGTAAAGAATAAAAAACAAGTTGATGAATTAATCAACAAATTAAAATCTTAAATTTTCAGATTATGGCAAAGAACGAATTTATTAAAATAGGAGAACAGATAATTGCAAAACCTAAAGGTGCTGATTATGATTTAATACCTGGTAAAGTATATGATCTAAGTTGGAATAGATGGGAAGATTCACCTATATTTAAGGAGAATGGTGAATTAAATCTACCAAAGAAAATCTATTCTACTAAAACTGATGACATATTTAAGAAGCGTATTATAACCTATTTTAATAAAGCAAATACAAATACTACTGGCGTAATGCTAGCTGGTACAAAGGGAACCGGTAAAACTCTGATGATGAAATCATTAGCTAAAGAATCAGGTTTACCTATTATTGTAGTTAATCCTGATTATCCAGAAGGCAAACTTATTAAGTTTTTTAAGTCCTTTACTACTCCAGTATGTGTTTTGTTTGATGAAGTTGAAAAGAACTTCAAAACTGAGTATATGCTAGATTTCTTAGATGGAGTTGAAAAGACTGCACAGAAACTAGTAATTATGACTTGCAATGACTTAAGCCAAGTTAGTCAGTATATGCAAGATCGCTGTTCACGTATTCGTTATTTACGTCGATATTCTCCTGATGAAAATGCTGCATTCTTACCGATGTTAGCTGATGACTTTGGTATTAAGAACAAAGAAGAAGTAGTAAAATTCTGTAAAGAAAATATTAAACTACTTTCTATGGATAATATTATTTCTTTCATGAGTGAAGTCAAAATGCTAGAAGATGAAGATATTAGTCTTCAGGAAATCATAAACATTATGAATATCTCTACTGAAAATATACCAACTAAAGTTAGTGATACTGTAGAATACGAGGATGAGTATGATAATGAAGATAATGAATATAGTGATGATGATTACGAATGTTGTGATGCAGCATGAAAACAAATAAGGCTAGATATATTCTAGCCTTTTAACTTATATAAACATGAAAATATGCGGTATAAGTGATATACATGGTAATCTCATTGAGAATATACCTGAGTGTGATGTACTATGTATATGCGGTGATATAATGCCTTTATCTGTACAAAGAAATATCGAACAGTCTAGGCATTGGTTTTATAATAGATTTACTAGTTGGGTCAAAAGACAACCTTGTAAAAAGGTTATCTTAGTACCAGGTAATCATGATTTTATAATTGAAGATGCATATAATAGAAAATATCTTAATGAATTAAAACAAGATATTTATGTAAGAACAGATGATAAGTTAACAATACTTATAGATGAATTATATACATACGAAGATATTAAATTCTACGGTACACCTTGGATTAAGCCAATTGAATTTCAAGAGGACAGGTGGGCATTTAGTAGATTTGATACTTACGAAGATATACCACAGTGTGATATACTACTAACACATGATAATCCATTTTGTAATGAAGCTCTAGATGTTTTCTCCTTTGGAAAGAGTAAATATCATTTATATGGGCATTGGCATGATGGATCTAGTGATATAAATTCTGGAAGATACAATTGTTCTAGATTGAATAATTGTTATAGTTTTAAAAAGAATTATGAATTTGTAGTATTAGATATTATGACAGAAAAAGAAAAGAAACAAGTAGAACAAGCATTCTTAGATAAACTTATTAGTCAAGCATACAATAATAATGTAGCAGATTGGCTTAAGACATTTAAAGAAGTTGAACTACAACAAGATAAAGAAGATGAATTAGTTTGGGATACTTCAGCAGAAGTTCCTGAGTCAGCTGTAATTAGCGACATGGAGGATTAAGTATGAAAGTAGAAGGAATTGTTACAGATAATGAACGTATTGCAATTGAAGCAATGTTCAATAATGTTATTGATAATACTATAGAAATACAAGCTATAGAAGAAAAAGTAATTATAGAGTATGTTAAAGAATAAGATGGATATTAGTATTCCTTATTACGAAGATAATAGCAGAGTAAGTAATTCTGCAATAGGATGGTTTATTAAAAGAGGTCCTAGGTATTTTCGTGATATGCTTGATGGAAAAGAAGAGGGAATGAACTTTTCTTTTCTTGAAAAAGGAACTATGATTCATGAATATTTACTTCAACCAGATGAATTCTGGAAAGATTATATTATTCTTGATTTTGCAACACCTAAAGTAAAACAGCAAAAGGATTTATTAGATGAGTATCATAGACTTATGCAAGTAAATCCATTAGAATCTCAAGATAAGCTTAAACTATCTGCTTATAAAAAAGCTTATAGTAATAAGAAATCTGATGAGAAATGTATTGAAGAAGCTGAAGGTCTTATTATGATTTATCAAGATTACTTAGAATACTTGAGTAAGAAAGATGATAATAAGAAGATAATTAGCTTTGCTGATTTACAAATGCTTAAGAAGATTAAGGAAAATATTCAGAATCACAAGAAAGCAAATGAATTGCTTTTTAATTTACCATCTACTTTTGAAACTCATAATGAATTTCATATTAACTGGCAAGTTAATAGAATCAATAATATTAAATGTAAATCTTTACTAGATAGAGTATGTTTTGATCATGTTAATAAGAAGATAATTCTAATTGACTTAAAAACAACTGTAAATGTCTATGATTTTGCACATTCTGTAGAAGAATATGATTATTACAGACAAATTGCTTATTATGGATTAGCAATTCAATGGTATATGCAAGAGATATTAAATCTTAATTCTGAAGAATATGATTTTGAAGCATATATTATTGCTATAGGTAAAGATTCTGAAAATCAAATTAGAGTGTTTAACATGAAAAATGATAAAATACTCAGTGAGAAAGTTGATTTAATTAACAATTCTTTACAGAAAATTTCATATCATATCAGTACAGATCAATGGGATCACTCAGTAGAATACTACGAAGGTGATGGTGTTGAAAAACTATAATAAATGCTTAATATTTTTAAGTGATTTTATAGAAGCAAAGATATCTTACTTTGATTGTCCAGCATTTGTAAATATGTATACAAATTTAAAAGGAGACAATTCTGAAGGAAAATTATATTTAGTTTATAAGTTTAGTAGTCATTATGAACTATCTAAAAAAATAGAGGAAATCAGTTGTAATAAAACATATTATAACTGGTTTCCTTATACTATAAATAAACAATCTTATATTGTCTTTTCATTTAAAGTTAGTAAAGATAAAATACAAGAATTAGAATTCTGCAAAAAAGGTAGATTTACTGATAGTTATTTAGATGTAAAAGATTTAGTTGTTATTTGGAAAGACTACTTAGATCAATTTGATGATTTGCTTAAGTCAAATGACTTTTGCTCTGATTATACTTGTACTTGTTAAAAATAAAAGGCTGGAAATAATCCAGCCTTTTTCATTAATCAGAATCTCTATTTGCAATTTGAGTTTCGTAATATCTTCTTTTAGAAGGTATATCCTATAATTCCCATATATTTTTAAACGGAGTTATTTTCATTCCAAATTTAAAAGTAGGAGAAAAACCTTTATAAGCGCCTCTATCTATTTTTTCATCTTCATTATTAATCAGATTATGTACCCATGCTGGTACAGTAGAAATTAATCCAGAAAAGTTATCATAATAACTATAAATAGGGAATGGAGTTTTGATAGTTGAGATAGCGTCTTGGATTGCCCAAGGAGTAGAAGACATCATAGTTTCAAAATCTGTTCTTACTAAAGCAAAAGCTAATAATTGTTTTAATATATTATCTTTATCATCATCTGCCCAAGCCTTTGCTATTGGCATTAAGAAGAAATGCAATATATGTACACCTATTAGTTCTAAAGATAATTGTCTTATTACTCTACGCTAATCGTATGTAGAATTCTACATATACTTCTACCATAAACTAATATTCCTAGTATCTCTTCTTATTGCAGAAATAATACTAAAAGGAACTCTAAACAAAGCCTCTTTATATCTTTGAGAACTATAATCCCATTGTCTATTCTATACCCATCTTTCTTGAAGTATAATAGGCATAAACTGTCTATGCATCATTACTAAACTTCCTATAATATTACTACTTAACATAGTTTTCTATAGTGGAGTAAGCTAACCATCAGCAGATTGAGCTAAATTTCTAGCAGTGTTACCAATGGTTTCTTTTTTAGCATCCCAGGCTTTTTGATAAGCAGGGTCTTTGGTTACGATATTTCCATTTTTATACTCTACTAAATCTCTAGAGGATCTAAATGTGTTCCATTGATTTAACATTACTTCGTCGTTACTATATTTACGTTTAAATTCTTCGCTACTAAGAAACTCTCCATTTACGTATCTATAGTTGTACATAACAGAATTTAGTATATGACCCTTTACGACATAATCACTTAAAGAGTATACTCCAAAAGCCCAGTTTCTAGCTATTTGTTTTTGAAAAGTAGATAGATTAAGTCTATCTGTTTTTATTTCAGCACCTACTTGAAAATATTCCATTAGTTTCATCTATGTACTATTGTGATAATCACTAAGTAAACTGAAATTATTTTTAAATAAGTCTACAATCAAAGCTTTAGCACCATTAATACTATCTCCAAAACTATAATACCTACCAGAAAGCGAATTAATTATATCATTATAAACTGCCGTAAAAAAGCCGGTAGTAGCACATATAATATTTAAACCTAGATTTACGGTAGTTCCTAATGCTTTTAATCCTAGCATTAATTTAGTAAAATTAACTTTTCTAGGTTTTATATGACCTTTAAATCCTAGTATAGAATAATCTCTTTCTTTGATATCCCATATAGCAGATTTAGTCTTAATATCATATATATTCATCTCTACGAAACTTTTAGCAAACTTATATATATTAGATTCCTATCCTTTTTTACTTCTCCCTCTGTACTTACTTTTAACGTCTCGATTGCCTATAAATTGTAAGATAGCTTCGGTTTTAGGTTTGAGTTCACTTTTTATTCTAAAGTTTTCAGCCATTTTAAAATACTCTACTATAGAGCCAACAGTATTAGCTGTAATAGTAGAAGGATCATCCAGACTTTTAACATAATTCTGTGGAACAAAATATAATTTATCTGTGCCAGTATCTACTGTTTCATCGTTTAAACCAGTATCATCATTTCTAGTGGACACCTTATCTTTCCAGTATTCTTTAAAGCCTTCAAATCCTCTAGCTCTAACATATCTCCACATAGAGCCTGATATTTGTGGTAATCTATATGAGCTTAAATTAGTAAGATTAGTAAGTTTACCATTTGATTCTCTAAGAGTATTCACGCATTCTTTATACAATTCGTGTAAATCTTCATTTGAAGATACTTTGTTAAATGCGTCCGAATTATTATATAATTCTAATTTAGGCAAGTAATATTCTCCTTGGTCTTCAACTTCTGGTTTATAATTCTTATTAACGAATGGAGAATTCTAATCTACCTCTGAAAAGTAAATAGATGGCTGTTCTTTAAGTATATATTTTTCTTTCACTGGAACAACTGTTGTAAGATAAGATTTAGGATATATATTACCTTGACTATCTCTATTACAATGTGTCATTTCAAATTCTGCTAAAGTTCCATTAGCAATGGCATCAGCTCTAAGTTTATAAAATAATTTAGATGGTATTACTTTAGCTATATCATTGAATTTTAATCCAGTAGTTTTCTTTTTACCGTTTCTTTTTCTTATCTTATATAAATCTACATCTATTTTATCTAATTCAGCCTGAGCAACTCCTGGTATTAATTTTTCAATTTCGTGTGTCTTATCATCTCTAAATTGTTTAAGTATGGCTCTTTTTCTTTCTTGTAACTATTCATATAGCTTTTTATCTGATTCATTATTTATTTCAGATCTTTCTACTTTAGAAAGATCATCGTAAAATTCCTAAGTATACTCATCTCTAGAATTATACTATAACCATCTTTGATACTGAGCTTCAGATAAATTTGCTTTTTTTTCAGCCTTGATTTTATCAAATAATGCTTTATTTGATTTTAAAACCATACCTTTAGACAACTTATCATTTAATGCAGCTAGTTCTACAGCTATTTCATATTCTTCACCTTGTTTTAATTTTCCATCTATACCATATATACTAGCTAACTATTTTTTTTCTAAATATAAATCCTTTAGTTTACTTTGATTTTCTTCTGATAACTTACTTGTGTCATAGAATCCATTAGCGTCTTTTACAGTATCTAGTAATTTGTGTATTTTGATTTGTACTAATTCTCTAGCATCAGCAGCTAAAGGTGATAGATTGTTAAATAGTTCATAGTATTCAGGAGTATATTTTCTTTCACAATGTTCTGATAACCATTTGTTTTTTCTTTTATTGTACTCTGTACGTATAGTTGGATTTACAGAGCGTAAATCATCTACATCTAACATGCCTAAATCACTTCTAAGCTGCTTTAAGAATTGTTTATAGTCATTGTTAAATCTACCATAGTTTCTTTTTCTAACTAGATATCCAGTAGGTAAACCATTTTCATCAAGTTCTACTAATTTTTTTTGATTAAAAGTACCAGCTTTTTTTAACAGGTCTGTTAGTTTATTATACTTTTCATAAGTAGCTCTATTAACTTCAAATTCTGCATTTTGAGTTATATGAAATAAAGCTCTAATAGCTTCGTCGTTAATTTTATCTCCAGCTCCTACCCAAGCGGTAATAGCTAATATATCTTTACCTACTGTTTCTTGATGTTCCTATATATAATTTTCTATAGTTGGACTATTAACAGATATACCAATTCTTCTAATTTCTTCAGCAGACTACTTAGTAATCATATTATTAACATTGTTAGCTCCTACATTTAGGATAGTCTGCATTCTTTTTGCTTCCTTTAATAAATTTCTATATAGATTTTCTCCAACTATATATTTATATTCTTCTGTAGCAGATAAAGTATTAATACATTCATCTAGCATTGGACAATAAAAATTAAAGAAATCTTGTTTTAAATCCAACAGCTACTTTAGTGTCATTTTATCCTACACTCCATTTACCACATCTCTGATTTGTCTTATGGTAGATAATATATCATATTTAGTACTATATATAAAGTTAGTTATATTCTAAATTCTATCTACTGTCCTATTTTCTAATTCAGATATTTGTAATGTTAAAGCTGCTTTAAATTCATCTGTAACATTGGTGTCTTTTTTATTCAGAGTATATAATCTAGCTTTAAGACCATCGTGTATTTTTTGTATTACTCTTTCTAATTCTTTTTCAAGATTTTCTTTAGTAGCATAATCATATTTATCAAAATACTATCTGTATGCTTCTATATATTCTTGTACATCTTGTTGATACCTTTCATCTAGACTATTAGTTAAGTAATACTACAATGATTCATCTAGCTCTGATCCTTTTATTCTACTGTCAGAAGCGGAAAAAGAACCAGTATTATCAACAGATTTAATTTTAGATGTATCTAATTCTGTTAATTCTTTAGTAGAATCATATTCTGGATCAGAAACAAACACTCTATCTCCATCAAATTCTGTAATAATAGGTTCACCGTTTTCATCTATAGCTGTAGATCCTTCAAACCACGTACTAAACGTTTTTGTAAAGGTTTTAGCTCTTCCTTTTATAGCAGCAGCTCTGTCTCCATTATAATACTACAGTAAGTCTGAAAATAGCTTAGATGGCTTACCATCTTTTGTCTAATCAATAGGATTACCATTGTTTTCGTTCCAGATATGGTAGGCGCCAATTTCGCCTACCAATTCTTTTAATTCATTAAATTCTTTTAGGACATTCTTATCACTAAAATTTGGACATATAATCATAATTATTTACCTTTACAGTTTTTATAAGCTTCATCATTAAATTTCATATCTTGAACAGTATCAGTCCCAGTATTCATATCTGTAATTATATCTTGTACCTATTCATACTGAGTAATACCAGCATTTAATATAGAATCAAAGTATGGACTTTCTCCAAACACATCATCAGTTATTTCTGTAAAATTCAATACATCGTCACTTATTATAGTCTAAGTTCCATCTTCCATATCTACTTGCATATCTGATAACGTAACAGAATCATCTTGTCCTACCGTTATTGTAGAAATTTGTTCGTCTACTTCTCCATAAATAGTAGAAGACTAAGTATCTTCTGTATTATGTATTTCATTAGATGCTTCTAAATCTGAACCTACTGTTGTAACTTCTGGCTCTTCAAAGCTAACTATTTCTTGTTTTTCTACAGTATTAATTACTATAGCATCTGAAGATTCATACACTAAAGTGGTATGATTTTTATTTGTCATAGGTTCAAAAAATTTCTAGACTAATTGTTCTATTTGTCCATTGTTCCAAATAGCTTCTTTAGGTAAAGCGTTTTCTTCAAATGCAGATTGTTCCCCAGATTGTTTTTGATATTCATAGTAAACTTTTCTATCATCTTTAGTACCTAAAGCTGGTATAATTTTATATACAGATTGTTTTGTATTTTTTACTGGATCACCATTTTCATCAGTTTGATATACTGTTGCTACTTTCTGATACAATATATAACTATTGATGTCATTAGGATTAAGTTGAATCTTAATAAACGGTTGATTAGCTCTCCAACTACTAAATACTGCTGGTATTGGCTTAGATTCGGGTTTTATTTGAACTAGAGTACCATACTTATTATCATAATTACTTAACTGATATGGTTTAACTATTTTATCATTTCTATAAGCATTTCTAGCTATTTCTGTAAATAACTCTGTAAAGTTATTATTCTGCATGTTTTCAGAATTAAAACCAAAATAATCCATACCTACTAATTTATCATTATTAAGTATTTCTATAGCAGCTTTAATTGCATCTGAATAACCTTTTTGTTTCTTCCAAGCAGTAGTTATTACATCGAAGAATGAATCAGTACTTCTATTATCGAAACTAGTTAAGTAAGCATATACACCCAATCTATTAGCAAACTTTCTTATACCTTCATCTTCACAGTCTAGTAGATCTTGATATGCTGACAATAATCTGTTTTCATAAGTAGCAGTATTAGTTAAAGCGTTATCTGCTGTTACTATTCTATCATATTTCTAGTTAGTACCATCAGATGCATATTCTTGTAGATAGTTAAGTAACTCATTCTTAATATGACCATTGAACGCAATTGCTGGTAAATCATTACGTTTTCTTAAATCATTTTTAATCTAAGTTAACCTTTTAGCTATACTTTTAGGTCCTCTTAACATATTAAGGAATTTCTTATCGCTAATATTAAAGTCCTCAACTGCATTCACTACAGCTTTAGTTCTTAGTGAGGTAGTTAATATTTTTGATAATTCAGCTACAGTGTTTTTATCTGAAGAATTACCTAAAAAGAAGTCACATGCAGCATTAAATATTGTCTTATATCCTTTTGTAGCTTCTATGACCTGTCCGCTTAATAATATTCTAGGAGTATTTATACCAGCATCTAGTTTCTACTTAAGGAATGTAGAAGATAAGTAATAGTTTATAGGTTTTTCTATGTTATCAGCTCCATTTATATAGAACCTACTTTGATAATTATCTATATATCTATTTAATCTACGTTTGAAATTTAACTGTAACGGTAAGGTATTACCAAATTTCTTAGTATCAATCTATGATAATTGAACTAAATTTGATAAAACTTCTGTATCTGAAGACAAATCTTGATAAGCTCTAATAGATATGACTTGTTGATATAATCCATTGACTTCTTTTGGTTTTTTTAACGCTTCAGATGCTACTTTCTTATCAAACACATCATTATAATTGACCTCAACAGCATCATATCCTTCTATAGATGGAAGTGAATATTCACTAGCTAAACTATTATAATACTGTGCATACTTTGCTTTATTAGAATCACTATCATCTAATGATACAATCGCTTCTCTCAAAGAAGTCATATATTCTTTAGCTATAGATTTAAGTTTATCTCTTTCAGTTATTCCTTTTTCTGCACCTATTATACCTTTACTTTCTAACATTTCTTTAGTAAACCTACGCAATGCAGGTTGTGCTAAGAAGTAGAAAGTATTCTCACCTTTACCACCTCTGATAAGCAAAGAGGTCATATTATAAGTAATAGAGTTTACGTTCAAAGCCATAATATATGGGTCTTTGGCAACGTCCACGTGAGCATTAATCAATGCTGACAGCCAGTCCATAATACGTTGATCATCTTCTCCATATACCTAATCTAATTGACCTAAATTATATCTATTAGCGTTAGAATAATTTATACACAAGTGAGTAAATTGAGTTAATGCATGATTAGTAGAGTTAAGTGCAAATGGAGCAATACCTGCTTTACCACCAGTATACTCTGTCTTTCTAGAAAGCTAGAAAGAAGGAGCTAATTCATACATAGGATTTACTTCTACAGTATTCTTTGGTTGAACGATTGGAAGAATTTGCTTTTGAAGAATCTTTGTTAATGTATCAATAGAAGCTCTAGTTTCAGCAATATTGGTAAAGTCAGTCAGTACTAATGAGTAATTATCTAGCAACTTATTAACATAACCTTGTTCCGATTTTTCGTCTGAACTTACTCTTTTACCATCTTTATATGCATATGTAGCTAGATAAAGTTTATCAACCGTTTACACCCCTGCTTTCGCAGTATTTAAAGGGACTAGACTATATCTTCACCTTGATTGGTGCTCCCCATTTCGCTTTTCAGCTACTCAACGCCTCTAGTGCGTTGGCTCAAATCATATTCAATTTTGTGTTTCATTGAAGGAACTTGATTAACATAAGGTTTTATAATATTTATAAATTTTATTCCTTCTTTTGTTCCACAACATAAAGAATAACTGTTTTCCCTTTTTCCTTCATGGAACATATAAAATTGAATATTCCAAACTTCTTTAAAATAATCTATTATTATTTGTAATTCTTCTTTAGGTATACAAGTTGCAATTTTAATATAGAATCCGTGTACAATACCTTTAGTTTTTCTATAGTTTATATGTCCATCGTCCATATACCATATTGCAATTTCTTTAGCGCTTAATCTGTTAAGTAACTTTCTATTTCCAAGTTTTTTATAAGGTTTATAGAAAACTCTTCTAAGAACTTTTACAAAAGGAATTATATTCAATTGTGAATAATAAACTTTTTTCCCTGTATTAAATCCCTTTGTACTTACATATTCTTTAATACCGTTGTTTCTTAATCCGGCTTCATTTAATTGTTTTACTTTCCATTCTAAGTAATCTAATTGTTCTTCACAATGAGAAAGTTTGAATACGTAATTATTACTTATTGTGCCGTCGCCTAATAATAGACCTATTAACAAATTTCTAGATTTTTTATTTATTTTAGTTTTCATAATTGCTATCCATTTAGGAAGCGTTCGTTGAGCGTTAGTCGTTGAACCTTCCGATTAGTTATATAGATAATAACGTATCGGCTTGGCTGCTGGTTATCCAATCTTTGACATTATTACCGCTTGTCTATAGCGGTAGTCATAAGCTCTAAGGAGTTTCCAGCAATTAAAGGAGTTTTACTTCAACTATTATTTAATCGAAGTCAGAACCAGTCATAGCTGTAAATTCTTCCGGAACTATTATTGTATCACCAATAGTAGTTGGCATAATATCAGCTACTTGGAATGAGAACATGGAAGACAAACCCTGTGTAGGAATACGATATCCTATACCATAAGGTTTAGATTCTACTTCTACACCGTCTACCATTCTACTACCTATTATACCATTATCAATTAACCATTTGCGTTTACTATAAAAACTTGCACTTTTAAGTTCTTCTGGTAATATATCTCTAAAGAAGTTTTCACTAAGTATAACTTGCATATGACCTTCTTTAGCTAAGAATTTTAATTTCTTTCCTTGATTAAAAGCTGAACCTAATTCTGCATCAGTTTTTACACTTCTACCAACAGCTTCATATGCAAATGAAGACATCTGAATAGCAGAACCACCAGGAGTATTTACATCTACTACTGCTTTATTGACAAAAGAAGTTATCTTAGTTTGAATCCAATCTCTAATACTTTGAGCTTCAATTGGTACTATAATATTTCCATTTTCATCAACTGTTAAATTGGCAATTATTTCAGCAGACATACCTGAATTTGTAGCCTATCTCTAAAGATAATTTACTATTTTGCGATTATCTACTTTGCCGTTAGTAAAGAACTCTTTTCTTATTTTATTCTAACCTATTCTGGAGAGTGAATTAATAGCGTCCATAATGTTCTTCTTAATTTCAGAACCTTTTACAGCTAATCCTTTATTTTCTCCATAAGTACGAGTATCTACTACATTAGCAAAACCAATTTTAATAGCTTGTGTACCAAATGATCTTTCAAGGTGTTCGTGTGGATCAGTATTTAACTGCAATCTAATTTGGGTTAAATCCTAAGTATATGTTGCCAATCCTTTACCAGAAACGCCATCTACATCACTATTAGATGTTAATTCAGATAAGTTTACTTTACCATCTTTATAGAAGGATAACTTCTTTCTACCACCAACTTTAATAGCTGATTCAAATGCTACCATATCTATATAACCTTTACTAGCATCATTCATACGATCGTATAAATATTTATTATCAGCTTTAGCAAAAGTCTTAAATAGCGGGAACAAAGCCATCTTATCGAACGTATTTACATTCATACCAAGAGTCTAATCAAAGTGATCACCAAAATAAACCATTTTAAGAGGTTGTGTAATAGCTTTAATTGCTTTTTGATACTTCTCAGTATCACTCAACCAGCTATCATCAGACTCCATAATGTTATAGGCTTCTTCGATTTCAGGACTCCATTCTCCTAAAGACTTCATCAATCTCTTATAGAATTCTGGTCGGATGTAAACAGCAGCATCTGCTTGATTAATTTCTCCGTCAGCATATGGTTTAGCGCTATTTTTAGCTTGTTGTTCAATAAACTTAATAGCATCTGGATTCTTTTTACGTAATCTACCTAATGTACTTTCTATAGCATGATCGTCCTTAACGGCATTTAATGCTTGCTAATCAGTAACACCAAACTCTTTTTGGAACATATCCTTTATTAAGGATTTTCTAAACATACTATATAATGTATCATATACTGTAGATCCTATTTCATTATCTGATAACTATAATACTTGGAATTTAGAATCACTTCTATCTTCCTAATCCTTAGTATCTCCCCATTTAGTTCTCAAGTTTGTTCCAGTAGACAATACTGAAGATAGACGTTTAATTTTATCTACATCTCGACCAGTTATCATATAATAAGCAGAATAGCTTGATTTATCTCCATCTGGATCATGTTTATCTATCCAAGCTTCTAATGTTCTCTCATCTGATATAACAGGTACAAATGAATCATCATTAGGCTTATATATCATAAGTTCTTTTTGCCATTTATATAATGCAGGATCTCCAGTAAAACATTTCTCTATTTCTATAGTAGAAATAGCACTATTAATAGCATGTGAAGCTATAATAGAGTATATCACATCTGTTCCTTTATCTCTACTATCAGTTTTAGAACTTATTTTTTCAAATTCTTCTACAAAGTTTATAGGTATATATTTATTACTTAAGTCTTCACCTATCACACCTAGTTCTATAGCTTTTGATATTTCATTATTTACATAATCTACTAACAAATCATTGATAGCTTCTTTGATTACTGTGTCGTTATCTAATGCCTATTTAATTACACTCAGAATATCTTGTATAGACTGTGAATCATTAGAATATTCAGCTTTAGCTAGAATTTCATTTAAATTATAAGTATCACCGTTAATAGTTATCTTATTAAAATATCTAAATCTTCCTCCATTACCATCAGAGTATTTACCTTTTTTACTACCATAGTAATTACCAACAGATAGATTGGGATTATCTATAACACTTTGTTTAGTAGCAAAATACTTCTATATAGCATTATATTCATCTCTTAAATATCCCTTGAATATATTTAAAGTTCTATCTGAGAATCTTCTCTTTTGATCCTAAAATATAACTCTAGTTATATCTCCGTTTTCATTGTATTCGTAATCAGTGATAGCTGTAGATGGTAAGAAATCCTTGACCATTTGAATACCACTTATAGTGTGCCATGTCTTTTTATCAGACATAGTAGGACAAAATAAGTGATTGTTAAATCCAAATGTCATTTTAGATAAGTAATCCTCTATAGGAGATATACCAAAGTAATCACGATTAGTGTTTTGCAGATTCTCTTCTAAGTTTAGATAAGTATTTAATTTAATTAAATCAGCATTACTGTTTATAGATTGTAATAACAAAGAATTTGCAGAGTAAGGATTTTTGCCTAATAATTCTCTTTTACCGTTCAAATTATATTTCAACCATCTTATTTGGTCTGACATATAATTATTCTCTGTAATAGGATATACTAGATTACCATCCGCTCCAGTTACACTAAATTCTTCTGGAGATGGGTGTGTTCTACCCCAAGCTATAGCCATTAGATTTATCTAAGCATCTGGTTTTCTACTAGTAAATATTCTATCAAATGTTCTAGCAGTTTCTCCACTTCTGGATTTTATACTACTTGTACCTCTAATTGCAGCTATGTTAATATTATTTAATATACTTTTAGTTAAAGAAGTACTAGCATTTGCAGATCTCCAGAAATTCTCAAATGATTGCATGTTAGGCTAACCTGTTCCATTAGTAAGTAAATAGTCTAATGCTAAATCATCCATATTAATAGATAGATTATTACACATATCTATAAAATTAGATCTAACTTTAATATAATCATCCAAAGTTTTATCTTTCTTTTTTAATACATTATCTATTAATATTTTATGTTTCCACACAGCAGAATGAAACTTATCTTGATTTATAGTTCTAGTACCATCTTCATTAACATCAATTAAATCTGACAAGAAGAACTATTGCGACCATTTCTTTGGTAATCTACTTATCTTTCTATATACATCAGAATTCTGAATTCTCCATTTTAATTTATTAGAATATTCTTGTGTAGCATATTCTATTTGTTCATCAGATCCTCTCTGTGCAAAAGGTATCTGCTTTCTTTCTACAATTATTGCAGTTAAACTATTTTTTGCACTTTTAACTGTATTTAATATCTGAGTCTAAGTGACTTCATCAATAGGATCATCTTTTGAAGTTAACTTATTATATACAGTCATAAAGAACGGATCTACTTTACCAAGATTATAACACTTATCTACTAAGTCTAAATAACTTTCAACGTTCCATAGATTCTCTAATATCTTATTCCACACAACATTGAAATCTTCAGATCTAGTAGTCATCAACAAGTCATCTTCCTCTTCTACTAAGTATTTATTACCTGTTTCTGGATCAAATTCGTATTTAGTTTTAGGAATAGAATAAAAGAATAGTTTCGCTTTGAAAGCTACATTGGCTTTTTTACTTATTGTATAACTTTCTTTATCCCAAGTATTATCAGGATTATCCCCAAGTTCTCTTTCTTCTCTTTCTTGTTCTTCTGATTCTTCAGTATTCTTTTTGATAATACTAAAGTTTCTTAAATAATCATCTATTTGCTTCTTGAATACTTCTTTATTATTGATTACATCTTTGATAAGTTGTTCTTGAGATTCATCATACATTCCTAACTCTAAGTTAGTAGTTAGAATATCATCGAATATATCATTAATCTTCTTAGGCAAACTTTGTAAATCTTCAATACTACTAATATTAAATGTATCCATTACTGTAGCATTTAAAGAATCTACTACTGCATAGAAAGTAGTAGCGTCTGCTATAGAAGCCATTTTCTTTAATTCTTTATCCTCTACTCCTGGAACATAATAGTATAATACACCACCAAATCTTTTTTCAAAATCTTCTAATGTGGACTTAGATGGTTTATATTTTGAAAATTCTCCTTTGCGTATCTTATTGAATAAAGTTCTAACTAAATCTCCATTCCTAGTAATACCTAATACCTTAAGTATTACGTTGAATAGTTTTTTAATTCTATATGCTATAGATGGCTTAGTTTCATTTAGCATATATTGTCTAAATTCTTCAGCAAGAGCTTCTTCTACTTCTTGTTTAGAAGCATCTTTTAAATATGGATATTGTTTTACATAATCTTGATATACTTGTTCTCTAAGCTTATCGTTTATTAATAACTAACTTACATAATGGAAACCTTCGTGGAATTCTACTCCTTGCCCAGATTGTTCTGATAAGAATATTCTAGCTGCTGCATCACCACTGAGTCTATCTATACATACTTTTAAAGCACCATATACTTGTGGAGCATTAGCCATTCTAAATACTGCTTCTGAAGTAACAATATCTGATTTGTCAATGCCCAGTTTGTCTTGCAACCACTACCTAGCTTCATCCACATTTAATTTACCTTCGCCTTTTACTTGTGAAGTTAAACCCCTTTTAGCTAATTTCTGAGCAGCTTGCAGTTTACCGTTTCTACGAATTATTTGCCATTTACCAGTTTTATATTTGTATTGAGGAGAATTAGCTTTCATCCAATCTTTAATCTATTCTTCAGACCAATTCTCATCAGTAGAAACATATTCTATACCTGTAGTAGAAATAGGTTTATTATCTAATTTTACTTGTTTATTGTTAGTTTCCTCTACCTTTTTCTATGCTGATTTCTATACTGGCTATTGTTTGCTTGCACTAGCTAATTCTGTTTCAGTAACTTGTGGTACAGCTACTCCGTCTGTATATATGAAAGGAGCTCTGTATATAGTATCACCTAAATCTGTTTCAATTTTACCAGTGTTAATTAACCAAGTAAGTAAAGACACTGGTCCTTTATCAGTACCTATTCCTAAGTCTTCTCTAGTAAAAGCTAATTGCTCTAAACCTGCTATCTTAAATTGTTTAGCATTCGGATACTGTTTAAAATAAGAAGTAGCTAGTCTAACAATACTATCTGGTATAGGTTCTAATAAAGCATACTTATCTGTATTCCAATGCAGATCTTTAGCTATTTTTCTTATAGCTAATTTATGCTGAGATTCTGAAGCTCTGCTAGGATCAAATTCTACTTTTATGTGTCTACCATTAGAATTTCTTACAGCAAATTGTATATGCGTATTACCTTCTTCAGGATGATAATACAACATTTTATCCATTAGAAATGGATATTTTTCTCCAACTTCATCACTAATAATGGTTTTGGAACCATTATTAACAATAATATCAAGCACATCTTGCTCAGCTCCACCAAGTTTTACTTTACCAATTAATAACTTATATGCTAATTCAGCTAAAGAATTAACCTTACCATCTTTTCCCAATTCAACTTCATCTCCATAAATATCATAATCTAATTTATGTATAGATAATTGAATAGGAGCTATAGAACCATTAGGTGTTTGTTCTGCTTTTGGGAATATATATAATGCTCCAGATCTACCAACACCATTACCCGCTAATTCGTCATTGGACCCTAATTTGCGAATTACAAAAGGCTCAGTAACAAAGTCTTCCACAGAACCAGTACCATAACCAATTTGCATTTCCTTTACTTGTTGGTCTAACTTTCTTACGTTATTTTGTTCTAATCCAAAGTCATTAACTTCTGTAAGTTTACGTCTTATAGGAGCTCCTTCTGGGGATTTTTGGTTATTAAATTCTCCATTACTTATTCTTAATTTAGCTGGTTTAACAGACTTTATAATAGTCGTAGGTATAGTTTTATTACTACCAAGGTAAGCATTTACTATCTGTTGCCTAATTTCTATTAACTTTTCTTTCTACTTTTGTAACTACTGAACTTGTTCAGAATTATAATTACCAGATGCTATTTCTTTATCTACATAATCTGGAGTTCTTAGAGAAGCTATCATTACTCCATCAGTATCTTCTAATACTAAGTGAATAGCTTGCATATATGGAGAAGTGTCTCCGTATCTATGGTTAGTTACTATATAATAAGCATTTACAGAATTTATCCAACCGTTCTTTAAAAGTCTTTTAGATAATTCTTTTCCTGGTAATACAGGTATTACTTCTCCTTTACTATTAGTAAAAGTAATAGGTTTACCATTCACAGTAATATTCATTGGAGATGCAGCATCTGGTTGGAAGAAAAACGCGTTAGAAACATGTTTTACTTTCTATACCTTTCTATTACTCAATGCATCAGAGTTATTAGTAACAGTTTCAGGTTTCATATTAGCGTAGCCAGTTTCTCCATATACTTCAGTAGAAGTATCTTCTAGCATTTGAGCTTCTGCTGCCAATACTTCATCAGATATAAAAGTAGTTCCATCATTTACATATATACCTCCATCAACTATAGTTATAGTAGGAGCATCCTGAGCAGGCTTGCTGTCTTCTACTTGAGTTGGAGCTGGTGGTACTGGATTACTTTTATCTTTTGTATTAGTATTCTGTTCTTCGTTTGCTTCTTGAGCATCTGTAGCTACAGCAATTTCTGTTACTTCTTCAGATGTTTGTTCACTAACACCAGATACTTCATCAGGATTCTATAAAGTTCTGTTACGTATATCTTCCTATTCTAGCTCTTGTGGAGAAGGTGTGCTATCTTCTACGTGACTAACATCGTCTACAGTTACATCAACTTTTTCTTCTCTGGCTATAATATCCTGTACTTCTTTTTCTGGCTATTGTATCTATTCTTCTATAGAACCTTCTACCAGAACATCTTCGCTACTAGGTTCTATTTCTAACTATCTACCTTTTTGATTTAGTAAAGCTTGCTCTTCTTCTCTAAGAATTTCATCTACATCTGTAGACATAGACTCTGGTATTACAGGTTCTGCTGTTTCTGTTTTAGTTTCTTGTACTACAGGCTGTTGTTGTACTCCTTCTTGTATTGGAGTTTCTGGTTTAACTTCTACTTTTTCTTGTTTCTTAGTAGTATCTTCAATAGCAGCTGCTGGATTTTCTATTACTCCCTCTTCTGGTAGTACTTCACCAGCTTCCTCTTTTTCTTTTCTAGCAACTTTTTCCTATCTAACTGATTTACTTAGATGTTCAGCAAATAACGAATTGGCTACAATTCTAGACGCACGTTCCTGATCAGCTAATTCTAGTAAATCATTATACTTCATCTGAGCTTGTTGATTATACTTAGATATAATAGATTTTCTACTAGGTTGAGGTTTACCTTCTCTTAGTGCTTTATCTGTATATTCTTGTATAATATTATCCTATTGCTCTTCAGATAAATCTTTGAACAAATATCCTTTGATATCCTAATATGATTCTGCTTTAAGTTTACCAGTAATATAAGCTGTAGCTTGATCTCTCAATCTATCTCTCACAGCTTTATTCATTACAAACGCTGTTACATAATTCTTTATCTATTCAGCATTTACTGGATCTTGAGCCTAATCTAAATTTTGTATACCGTATGTACTTACTATTTGTTGAACGTTTCTTTCTATTCTTTCTTTTTCTCTTTTAATGTAGTTTCTCATATTATTTATATTTCTGAGATCTACATCTAAACCAGTATCCTCTGATAACTGTTGTAAAGTTTTAGTTCTATTAGTAAGAGCTTTATACAAATCTGTTATAGCTTGATTCTATAATTTTAGATAAGTAATATCATATACAGCATTTGAATATTCATCAAAAGTAGGTAAAGTAGATAAAAAATCTTGTTCTATTTCGTCTGCATATTCTGGAGTGGCATTCATTTTGTATTGATAATCTTCATCAGACTATCTTTTACTTTCAACAAATGCATCATAAGATTCTCTAGCTTTTTGTAGGAATACATCATCTTTATTAGTTTTACCTTGCTCTATTATCTTTTCTAACTCTTTGGCTACATCGTTAGTTGATTGCTCTGCCTCATTCAATCTATCTTTAATATGTAGATAGTTCTTAACTATTTTTCTATGCTCAGAGCTGCCTCTCTTAATACCTAAATCTTTTAAATTTTCATCAATAGATTTATTACGATATTCAGCCCACAGATTAGTAGCTAGATTTTTGTCTTCATCTATCATTTCATCTGTTACTCCAGGCTGTTTCAATTTTTTAGCAGACTCTAAATAATCTGTAACATAATTAATATCTTTACCAGCTTGTAAAGCATCGAGGAAGACATCCATTTTGTTATCCTGTTCAGCATTACTATATCCTTTAGCAATAAGTTTTTGTACTTCTTTATCTGAAGCATACTGTCTTACTGCATTTTTCAATTGTACTGCATTACCAGCAAATGGCATTACTAAACCTATGAATCCACCAATATCCATCGCCTTCTTTAATTCATCATCTGTATTTAGATAATTATCATTTGATAAACCAAAGTAAGCAAGATTGGCTTCATACCCAAGAAGACCAGCGTTGTATGCAGCAGATATAGGATTTATTCCTTTGTCTTTTAAATAGTCGTATTCTCCTCTTTGATATCTACTACCAACTACAGATTGAACACCTTCTTCACTACGTTCAGATACAAAATTAATAGCATTAGCTTTAGCGAATTTACCAATGTTTTCTAATAAATGTTTCCTAGTAATATTTTGTCCAGGTCTAGATGCTTTGTTCAGAATATTTTCAACCCCTCTGTCAATAGCTTTACCCAAACCAATCTGGTCTGCTATACTTGGTATTTCATCTAAAGGTCTTTCTATACCTCTAGCTTTTGCTAATGCTTTACTAGCCTAATTCCATAATATTTTACCTCCATAGGAAAACGGCATACTTTGTAAATAATCTGAATAACTTAAAGCGTCATTCACATCTCTAACCATTTGTAAGCCATCAAAAGCATTGTTTCTGATTTCTTCAAAATCTTTTTGATCTGTAGTAAGACCTTGAGCTAAACCAGCTTGTAGTTTTTCATTTTCGTCCATCTAATCTACAGGATAACCTAACTCACCCAATCTAGGCTCCCAAGATTCTAATACTCTATTTACATCTGTCTTATTATCGTTAGCACTTTGTAATACTCTTTGCTGATAGTTATCAAATACTTCACTAGCTGTTTCAGATTGCCTGTAATATTTAGCTAACCAAAGATTAAAAGCTGATTCTCCTAAAGCGATTGCTGTAGCTGCTTGACCAATACCTGGAACAGCAGTTATAGCACCTCTAACAGCTAGACTTCTAGCTGCTTTATTAGCTAATATTGAAGTTCCTGTTTGTAAGAACATCATTTCTATTTCAGACAAAGAACTACCAATATGACCTAGATTATAAAACCAAGATTTAGGATCAGTAATAGATAACTCAGATTCATTTACTCTCTGCTCAAATTCTTTAGTAAGAGCAGTAGGATCGTACAACCAATTACCTTTCTTTAAAGTATTCTATCTTTTTACTATCTTAGCTGTTTTATCTTCGTATTCATCATTAGCATCAGATAACACTTTCTAAATAGCGTCTAATCTTTCTTTATCAGACATTTGTTGCTATTTATTGTTCCATAAGAAATCTTGTTCTTCCTAGTTTAATGCGTTATCTTCTAACGCTGTAGCTATATTATCTAGAGGATTTACATTGAATATATTATTATTTTTAAAGTCATTTAGCAAAGCTTTAAAGTTTATAGCTATACTACCATTTACATTCGTAGGATCTGTATCGTAGAATAAATCTCTTAAGTACGGATTAGATTTAGCATACTCTTTTATATTAGGTTCTAACTAATTAACAGTTTGCACTGCCATTTTCTATTCATCTGTAAGTATATTATTAGAGATATTATCTACAATAGACTTAGCTTCTAAATAGTTTTGAGCTTCCTATATCTGTGGTATCCATTTAGATTCTGTTTCCATTAAATTGTCTTGTAATTTAGACAATCCAACACTAAGTCTTTCTTTTTGTATATACTGATATAATGGATTAGCATTATCTAATACATTAGTTATTAGTTTTCCAGTATTCCATACAATATCTTCAGCTAAAGATCTTTTATTATCTTTAGCTTCTTCTACTACTGGCACTTCTTGTTCTGTAGTAAATTCATTTATTCCATATGACTATGGTAGTTGCGATATATCAAACCCTTCGCTGTACGGAGTCATAGCTTCCCTCACTAGCTATTGTCCTAGTGAGGGGGAATTCAAATTAAATTTATTTTTCTTAGCCATTTTTTATGCGATTTTATTTTTCTTCTTCTCCGGCAGAATAACCAATGCCGTAAGCTTCCTATTGTGTACTTGGATATAATTCAGATCTAAATGCATCTGTCATAGATAGCTTCCATGCTTGTTGATCTAAGTATTCAGTATTTAATTTATCTTGTGGATCTGGAAGTTTATTTAGTAATTCTATCTACCAATATACATCTTCTGTAGGAACATTGTAAGATACTTTTCCTTCATAGTTATATTTACTGCTATACTCTCCTTCTTCTAAGTATCTTTGAAATGGTAGTTTACGTTTATCTCCTTCTTTTATTTCTGTAGATAGAGACACCTTACCAGAGCGATCGTATATTCTTTTAGCTCCAGATATAACCATATCTGCGTCTGTTATACCTAACGCATCTAATTGACTTTGGGGTATAGCTACTGTAATTACCTAACTAGAATTAGGCTGTACTTGTCCATTTTTATTTACAGGTAAAGTAAGAATATTACCTCCCTATTGAAGAATAACATTAGTAAGCTTACCGTTTTTAAGAGCATCTCTAAACTTATTCTTTCCAGATTCTACATGTTTATAACCAGCTATTTCAGATATAACATCTGTAGCTAAATCTAATTGTCTAGGATTAGCTATTACTCTATATTTACCTAATGGAGTAGTAACCGTTTCAGATGTAACACCTGGTATAGTAGTTTGTAACAAATCATTTACAGAAGCTATAGGAGATGGAGCTGCAAATCTATTCAAAATATCATTAGTAGCGTTTGATAAATCTATATTAGTTAATTTACCATCTGTAGCATATTCTTTAAATATTTCATTAAACAGTTTATTTGGTGTGTAACTATTAGATTCATTATATATTTTTCGTAATTGTTCCTTAAATATATTTGCAGATAGAGTATCATTTGATTCGACAGCTTTATTATATTGATCGGTTAAAGAATTTATCTGATCTCTATATTTATTAGCTATGTAAGCTTGAGTTCCTAATTTAAATGCATCTCCACCAGTAGCTGCAATAGATTCTGTCAATCTGAAAGGTTTCTAAGTAGCTTGTTGTTCTTTTGTTCTAGCTCTTTTTAATCTATCCTCTTCGTATATCTTAGATAAAGGATTAAGTTCTCTATCTTCATATGCAAATTCTCTACCAGCTCTATATATACGATTAGCAAATAAAGCATTAGCTTGTTCTGGAGTATATCCTTGCTGTATTAATACTTGTATATGTTTCTGTGCTTCAGGAGTGTTATATATAGCAGAAATATTGTTAGCTATTTCTTGATCTATTCTTTCAGATGAAACTCCTCTCCAATCATAAGCACCTTCTTGTCTAATAAATCCAGGCTTTAGATTATCAACATAAGGCTTTACTAAGTCTACTTCTGACTTATAAGCTAATGGAGCAACATCATTAAATACTCCACTATCTAAAGTATTATAATTAGTAAAATCAACTTCATGCCATAAAGGATTATACTTACCAGACAGCATAAGTTGTTGATTTACTTTCTATCTCTAAAGTAATCCTTCTCTACTCTGTTGTAACTAACTTAGCTCATTATAAGGTCTAGTATTAATAAACGATTGTATTAAGGATCTACCTTCTGCTGTTTTAATCAAATCTGGATTAGCTGCTAATTTATTTACTACATCTTGTCCAGCTCCAACTGTTAAATCATACCATCTCTTAGTATCTACAGCTGATGGTGATCTAAACTCTGACCACTTAGTAAACTGATTACCTAAATCCTAATAAGCTTTATCTACTCTTTCGTTATTTGCTTTACCTATAGCATATAACTATTCAAAGGGTATTGGTGTATACTAACTAATATACTCACTTTCTATTGGTTTATCAAATCTATTCGTTGCCATTATCTTTTCAAATTATTATATAATTTAGTTAATTGATCTGATGTCATACCATATTCCAAATAAGGTAACATAGCTTCTAGTACAGCAGAGTCTCTTTTAGTTAAACGTTTATCTTTACTTATCTACTATATTCTTGTAGATAAATCACCAAATCCTTTTCTACGAATATTTCTAGTAGCTGCATCATTTTGAGCTTGTTCTACAGAAGCTAAATGTCTAGCATTAGCATACTGTTGTCCCCATTGATTAGCTATTTGAGCATTGTTAAATGCCATTTGATTTTCAGCATTATTTTTAGTAGCATAAGCATTAGCAATAGCTTTATTTCTATTAACAGCTGACTACAAACCAAATGCCATATTAGCTCCAGTATTAGGATTAAGATTAGCCATATTGTATCTAGCAATTCTATCACTTAGTGTAGCTTCTCTAAGTATAGGATCTATATTATAATCAGTAGGACCATATACTGGATCATAAGTATATGTTTCTACTCTTTCAGGACTACCTGAGAATATATTACCAATAGGTCCAGCTAATGCAGCTATATTGTCTATTAGATCTAACCAGTTATTATCACTTGGAGTTTTTGGCTTTTTACCATTTGTACCATATATATTACCTACTGGAAGCTATCCAGGATTACTAGTGTAGTTAAAGTATTTACTACTTCTAGCATTAGCAGTATCTACGTTACCAATGGGAGCGTTGATATTATAAGGAATACCTAATCTATTTGCTACTTCAGAAGATGGTATATGTCTAGGTCCACTACTTTGATTAGATCTACTATCCACATATGCTTGACCAATCTTATGCCAATCGCCATACTTTCTGTCTGTCATTAAAGATCTAGCTTGTTCTACTGTAGGTATAACTCCTTTGTTCTTACCTAAGTAAGTAGACATGTCTCCGTATTTACCGCCATAGATATCTTTTACATCTTGATCTGTAATACTATTAACCCAGTTTAAATAATCTTGTGTATAGTTATTTTTATTTGGATCCCAGTATTTAAAATCAGACATATTTTTATTATATCCATATGGTTTAATACCTCTAGTACCATCTGCATAAGCAGCTGTATTTTTCTTGTTTATCTTACTGTTTTTTAAAGCTTCTTGCTAATCTAACAATACTTGATATGCTATTTGATTGTTTCTTTCATTTAGCATCTAACTATTTTCAGCATATATATTATTAGCTTTCTTATTGCTTTTTTTCATTAATTTCTTTCCCATTTCTGCAAATGTTTTATTTGTTCCTGGAACTTTAATCTTATCGCTTAATACTTGAGTTCCAACAGGTACATTTAATAAATTAGAATCTGTAGGTTTACCTTCTTCTGGTATAGATCCTATAGTTCCATCTGGTGTTCTTAACATCTCACCATCATCTAAGTAAGCCATAGTAGATGGTACTACACCACCTTTAGATAAACTTAATTCATTATATCCATTTTCCTAATAGTAATCAGCTGCTACTTGTTCAGACATTTGTCTAGCTTGAATACCATTTTTAATTCTACCAGCCTTATTACGTATATAACTTTTACTATGACCAAACAGACCTGCGATTCCTGATGGTAATTCATACTCACCAGTCTACTCATTAACAGAACCACCAGAACCTATACTTGAAGTAATACCACCAATAGCTCCACCTATTACTGCTCCCCAAGGTCCACCAATAGAAGCGCCCATTGCAGCTCCAGATCCTATTCCACCTATTACACCAGCTGCTGTAGGTTTCTTTCCACTAGTAGCATTACCTATCATACTACCTACAGCACCAACTCCTTGTGTAACTACATTAGCTTTATCTACTCCACTCATATTCCCCCAATTTGAAATAGCGTCAGCGCCAAAAGCGTATTGAGGAATTTTTTTTAATTTCTTAGTTTTCATATTATAACATTGAATATCTATAAGTTGTTTTAACATATGGAAGTTTGAACTCTTTGTTATCATTACAATCAAATGTGTAATTACAAATTAAATACTTTCCTCTCATTCTTCCAGCATAAGACATGTTAGTTTGCTATTGTAAATCAGGTTTATCTTGTTTTTCTCTACTTATCGCAAATCTATAATTATCTTCTCGAACTTCTATGTTGTTGTAATCAATAGAGTCTGTTACTTGGGTTTTAGTTTCAAAATGTATATCTGTTATTAATGTAGGTTTTTCTTCATCTCCAACATCTTCAAATTCAGCAGAAAACCATTGATTATCAAATACTTTAGTATATGCTATATCTTTATTTACTACAAACCTTACATAAGATATACGTTCTTCTTTCTCTTTACTATCATCTACGTAATACATATTGTGTAGATAGTAACAATTATTATCTTTAATAGTAACTAATCTAGTAGAAAATGGGAAGAACCAGTTTGGATTATGAGTATAGAAAGATGTAAATACATTTAACTATTCATTAAATATTAAACATCTATCGTATATTCTAAACCATACTTCATTATATTTCTTATCATAAAATGATACTGGATTTTTTCTAGCTGAGTCTGGCAATCTATTTAAATATGTCTATACTTGTTTTACTTTAGATAATTCATTAAATCCATTACCCAATGAACATATTATATTTTTATCAAAATCGTGCCAGTATAAAGTTGTTTCTGAATTAGTAATACTTTTATCATTTATGATACTGCTACCATTTTGTGTAACTAAATAATCATACCTAGTTAATACTCCTCCAGTACCTAATACTAGTTCTCCAGCGTTGTTGTCATTAATTAATGATCTATCATTGACAGAAGCTATACCAACAGAACTGTCCTAAAAGAAGTATAACCTATTCTTGAATACTTTTAAATTAGTAACTGGTCCGTATGTACTATCTGTATCTAAATAATTAGCAAATTTAAATTTAGTCCAACTATCTGTCTATTCGTTAATAGACTTTACTTCAGAACACGTAATACGATTCATACTCTTTACGTTATCTTCAGCGTATATAGAACTTTGAATATAACCTTTAGCGGTATTAGTACTAGAATATGCTGAATTATATGTATACATAGGTTTTCCTTGAGTATAGTTTGTATTTAGTGCACCAGGTTCTGTTAAAAAATATATATTAGCCTCTCCAGTTTGAGCATTGCCAGTAGATACTGTTGTATCTTGAGAAAAATGTTCATCGTTTCTATAGTGCAAGTTTACACTGGATTCTAAAGGTATATAAGCTGCAACAAATCTCTTGAAACCGTTTCTATCGTCTGGATCATTTCTAGTAAACAACAAGGTGTGTGCATAATCTAACACTCCTAAATATGTATCACCACCGAAACACATAGCTGTATCATATTTTTCCCAAGATGTTTTGACATAAGTATTAGTACTATAATAAGTAGAATAACTTCTACTTATAAATGTATTGCCACCATACTAAGTAGCACTCTTCTTTATATTAACAAAAAGCACAGAGTTGTATCTAAACTTTCTCAACATTGGCGTTGTACGTATACCTGTAAAACCACCAGAATATACATCTGGGGCACTAACAGCTAAACATACTCCGTGAGGTCCAAGAGCTTCGTTAGAACCAATGCTATAATTGATAAACCCAAATCTATCTATATAGTTTACTATTTGTTTAGCATCAAAAGCTTCTTGGTAAGGAGATATATTAGTAGGTTTAACGACGTCTTTTATAGGAAAAGATTGACGCAAATTAGAATTGTCTTTATGAGCATAGTTCTTACCAAACATCTAATAATATTTACATACCCCTCCACTAAGTCTGCCATCATTTTGCTCAAATCCATCAAATACTCCAGATTCCAATTTAATAGCTGGTCGATCTCCATCATAATCCGATCCTTCTACTACACCACCAAATGAATTTTCAGTCTAATTGTTATCATTTCTACCTAACACTTTTGTGAAAGGTATTCCTAGTCTGTGATGTTTATATCTATTATCATTACAATATGTAGCGGAATGAGCACAATATAATGGAACTATATTCATATTACTAGTAACAATAGAATCTGAATTTTCTTTATTAAAACATATATCAGCTGTTACTAAATCAAATATACCGTTAACGTCCATTGGGTTTATAGCTTGAGTATCTTGCTATACCATTTTGTTATCATATATATGATATATTCCTTGTGCAAACGGTGATACGGTAGTGTCTGTAAATGTTGGCATAATAGTAGGTCTTCTATCTATGCTACCAATAGAATATTCAGCTCTATAATCTTCAGTATTATTCTACCACCCATTGAATCTAACAGTTTTGTTTAGTAATCCCTAAGTAACTACAGTTCTATCTGCCAATGTTCTGTCGCATCTTACTATTTCATAAGCTACTACATCTGTAGGAAGATTTTGTACATAAAACATTATACCTAACGGGTGAGATACCAATTCATAGTTACCTGACCCATCTACTGTATCGGCAAAAGTAAAAGGTTCATATCCTTCAATATCACCAGATGGGAATCTAATATCTCCAATCCAATGTACAGGAGAAGGTATATTTTTCTAATTGTAGAATACGATACCAAATCTATATACTTCGTCTCTCTAATATCCTAAGAAATTAGATACGTAAAATGGGTCACTATAATTTCTTATTCTAGATGCATTATCATTATTATAGATGTATACAGTTTGACCATTCTCTGGACATTTTAATTTAATAGTACTATCTATTCTTTTAGATGCAGATAATTCCAAATTATATGCTAATAATTTATTACCTTCTTCATCTACAGATGGAGTATTGTCAGATTCTATTAAGTCTGTAGTAACAAATCTATAACTTATATTTACTCCTTTGCCACCTCTAACGGTTCTACTATCATCATATCCGTAAGCATATTCTTCAGTTTCATTATTTGGATATACTATTTGACTATTCATAGGGTTAATACAGTCGTGTTCTTCTGGTATAATAAAGTCGTTACCTTGACCCAATAACTAATCAAAAGTTAAAGTTAAAGAATTTTCAGTTATACTAGAATTTAGCTATATTGTTCCATTTTTATTGCACCTATATGCCCTAGCATCGTAAGCTACATCCCATGTTATTTCTTGTAAGTTTGAAGCAAATAACCTATTATTCATTTTAGCTATACTCTTAGCATTAAATTCAAACGGAATTATATTGTTAAACTCTTCAATGGATAACTCATTAATATAATTCTTACCTATATCATTATATGTAAAAGTAATGGTAGGATTGTCAGATTTGGGCAAATCTAATTCATTTATAATGTATATTTTTGGTACTTGATTTTTATTAGTGTACTGTATTCCAATTATTCTAATTCTTTCAAATCTACCGTCATTAAATAATGTAGCTGACAATAGACACCCTTTGTCTGTACTTTCGTCTTTATTGTTTCCATTAAAGTTTTTAGATGAATTAGTGTTACTAGAAGATATAGGTATCATAGAACTTAGTGATGAAGTTGTAGTTTCACCGCCATGCACATTGAATAGCTAATAACAATACTGTACCATACCTGCTGGCAAATTACCAGAAGTCCATTCAATAAACTTAAATGGAGCAATAGTAGAACTTGGTAACAGATCAAAGTATGTACTATCTGTTATTGGACTAGTCTTACTTGTATTATATTTCTTCTATATATTAATGCATTTGATAGAAGTATTACCGTCAGATATATATACTTTGCTAACATTGTTAGACTCAAAATTAGTAACAATGGATACGTTGTCTGTAATATTTAATTGTGCAGATACTATTAGAGTCCAAGTTGGACTGATACTATTAAAATCAGTTACTATCCAAAGATTATTAATTCTATTTTGTTCATACAATTCTTTAGTAAATACTATTCCACATTCTTCTACTTTTTCTTTATCTGTATTATACCATCTACCAACAGCCGTACCTAGTATATTTTCAGAGATTTCTAAACCTCCTAAATATTGTCTAATATCTTCTATATTCTATAGAATTCCAGTAGTTCCGGCATTATCTGTTAACAATCTAACATTCTATGCCCATCTATACTACTTGTTAGATAGCATAGTAATATCAGAATCTAGATTCATTCCTTCGAGAAATGTATTTACTTGGCTATTTATCTCCATAATCTATTATAATTCTAATTATAAATTTCTTGTCTATCACCAGTAGTACTAAAGAAAGTACGTTCTTCATCTATCTCTGGGACTAATGTATTCCATGTGTACTTGATATTAGTTAATTCGTCTTGGTTCGGCATTAATGATTCAGCATATGCTTGCTTTCTATAGAAGTTATACGAGTTCTTAGCATCTATCCACAACTATCTGTGTACTTCTCCTTTTATATACTTAATATAAAGAATCTTTTGTGCACAATACCAAAAGCAAGCTTCAAAGTAAGACTATACGTCTGGCATCATCGGCATACCATCTTCGTCAGTATAGATAGCATGGTATGATATTTTTGCATATCCTTCTGGGACATTTGAGATAAGATATCCTGGTTTGACATCATATTGTGGCGTATAACTGAAATTAGTACCATTAAAACTAGTGTGCTGTAATCTACCATTTTTGCTACAAACTGTATAATTATTAATTAGTGTGCTAAGTGTCTATCTAGTATTAGTATCTTTATTAAGTATTTCTAATGCGTCTTTATCTTTAGTAAGATTGTGAAGGTTCTTTACTAATGGTATTAATACATCATCGTGTATAATCATATTACAACAATCACAGTTATCTTTCTTATCATATACACTGAATGTACCAGTGCTCTTTTTCATAGGTATCCAACCACCACAATCACATGTAGAGTAAGCTACACTATTTAATCTTTCTAGGTCACATGGTAACTTAGCCTAATAACCATTGATAGGTATTACTTCTACTTTGTGATCTAATTGATTGACAGAACCTATATTCATTAAACTCTCTCCTATCCATTGTTTGATGTCTGTAATAGGTATTTCAGTTTCATTTAAACCTAAGTCCGCAATTACTTTAGCAATCACGGCTTTACTACTTGTCATTTTATATATCATGGCTGCTATTCGTAATCGTGAATATTATTATTTAATTTATCTTTATATCTCCATATATATCCAACAGCATGTTTGACAAAACCTTTTGCACATCTAGCAATATTACTTATTGCATACGGTTTATTCAAATATCTAGAAGCGTCAGATATTGATTCAAATTCGTTGATAATATTATAATTATCATCTAATTGTAAAACTGGTCTTTTAAACTGTTGTATAACATTAAGAGAATTATTTTCATAAGGATGTATATTAGAATGATCTCCATTGTCGTATCTCCACATAAATCCATATGCAGACTTGCTTTTATTTTTGCAACATCCTATTATTGTAACTCCTTTTAATTTTCCATTTAAACTACGTTCTGCTTCTCTAGAACTATGAAAAGTGCGAATATAATTTCCATCTAAATCATAGCAGTTTACTGGAATTCCACGCTTGGCTTGTAACGCTCCATTACTAATTCTCTATCTTTGCTATTTATTACGTTTTTGTCCTCTGAGTTTTTCAGCTCTTTTCTATTTTATTTCTTCTGTTTGTAATACATTTATTGGACAAGTAGCTGTATCACTAATATTATATTCGGGTTTCAAATCTAAATATTTCTGTTCTAAAAATAAAATAGTACTTCTAATATTTTCACACTTTTCCAAAATCTGTACATAAAATTTATCTTCTCCGTATTTGTTAAAAGCATTCTGTAAATAAATACTATGGTGACTATTTCTTCTAAGAGCTGATCTGTGTACTAATATTCTATGCTAGATATTTTTAGAGCTACCGATATATCTGTGTCCATTAAGTTCGTTGACTATTTGATATACTCCAGATATTTTTTCAATTTTATCAACTTCTTTAAAATTATATTTCTTCATAGTCTTTCTATTTAGATTTGATTAATTGACACAAATGCCTTTTATTTGCTCTAGTAAGTACAATCTAATACTTACTTTTGTTAGACACTAGCATGTCCTATTTATTCCAGTAAAGTCTATACTTATAGAATCCTGAGTGTTCGTTAAGTAAATAAGTGAGTTTACCTAATTCTTTAGTAGCTTTATAATCTATCCTAAGGCTTCTACCATCTAAATGTTTAGGTTGTTTCTTTACTATTTGAATACTACCCATTCTATAAGGTAATTTAACTTCTTTACTTTCTTCCAGTAACTAATCTCTTAAATAATAAAAGTAATCTGTTACTATCTTTCTATAAGTAGTATAATCTATATCATATACTGTATCTGGTTCTATACTACTTAAGTAATGATTATAGAATGAAGGTATAGTATAAGAAACTGTTTTGTTAGCTGATTTATTTAATTCATTCATCGTCTTATACTTCTATTAACATTCTAATTCATCACATTCTAAGTATCATCTTTACTATCATTAGTAGTATCAGATACTTGCTATCTCATAGTTAAGAAATCTTTGGTAAAGATCAATTGCTTAACTGTACCCCACATGTAAGCAGGTAAAGGATATTCATCTTTATCAGGATTATAACACAATTTATCTTCTGTTGGATCTTCAGCAATTATTTCTACGTCAATATATTCTAACTAGTTAGCATCACCTTCTACATATATTCTGTTACCTTTAACATAGGCAATGTAATCTTTACAAGTATACTTTCTATATTTCTAAAACTTCATTTTAGTTTCAGAACCTAATTGAATAATATTACCATAAGCATCTTTTACTGTTATTACTGAAGTAGTAAGTTTAGTACCAAGTAAAGTAGGTAATTCTTTATCCCCTTGGTATTCTGCATGACCTGGATCTTCTTCTATTTTATCCAGATGCATACGTATAGTCTAATAGAAAATCTAGTCTAATTGTTCTCCCTTATCTAACTTCTGTTTTAATAAGTAAGCTCGATAAGTTTTAATCCACAATTCTATCTAGTATCTACTGAGCTTTTCACTCTCAGCAATCTAGTTGTTTCTAGCTTCTAATAGAATATCATCAATGAGCTCATTTAATGTCATATCTATATATTTAAATTATAATTATAATAGTCATAAAACGCATTTTAAGACTTACTGTAAATTTTTATAGTATCTTAGATACACTCCTTAACAGAAACTAATAGCCTTTCTTAAAAAGCTTTATAATAATTTTCCGAGCGAAGCGAAGGAACTCTGAGCGAAGCGAGGAAATATTATTAACATACATAAACAACAAAAGCTCGTCCACTATACAGTGAGCGAGCCTCGTAGAGGTGAGCGAACGTTGTGAGCGTTGCCGAGTATTATTTCATTGGAGCTGGTACATTAGGCATAGGTGGCATTGGTGGTTTAGGAAACCCTCCCATAAACATCTTCTTAGTATCTTCGATCATCTTCCTAATATCAGCAACATCGTTCTTTAAATCATTTATTTCTTTACTATTGTCAATAGTATTTGTTATTATAGGAGCTTCTACCTGTGCTTCTAGTTGATCTAAAATATCTTTACACTTTTCCATTTCTTCATCATACTTACTTGCAGCTTCTTTTTTAGCTTTGAACTCATTATAGTTCTATCTAACCATATTAGCTATTTCTTCTTTATTAGTAGCAACAGTAAGTCCTATAGAAGTATCATTAATAATCGAACGCTCAGCTGGTACTGATAATTTCTTAGACTCTCCATTACAGCTAATAAACACATCAACTAGTTTACGTCTGCTCTATCCTGGTATTGGAAACTAACCTTGAGGTAAAGCTTCATCATAAGGATTTGAAACCTAAGTAATGCAACCAAGACTATAAACAGTAGTCTTTTTAAATGTTCCTAGAACTTCTAATACGTGCACGTGATCTCCTATTTTTAATTGACTAAATAACATAATTGAATTGGTTTTAGTAGGGCTACCTTTTACAGTAGCCCTAAGTTTTTTATTAAGCAGCTGGTGCTACAATATGATTTATAGTCTGAAATACTCCAGTACGTTTATCATAGTATATTAGATATTTATTACCAGTTGAAATTTCTTCTGTTGGCATCTAATCACCAGATCCATTTAGTAATGCTTTACCACTATTAGTATTTACACTAGTTGGATTAGATGATACCTAACTAGAACTAACAGAAGTAGCTACAGATACTAATGATCCTTCTGTTGCACCAGTAGCAGTATGATTAATATTTAACAATATTAAACCTCGTAACAACTGCACGATAATAGTCTGAACGTATCATGTTGAGAGCAACGTACCAATCATACTTGTTGTATTTCTCACCTTTCAGATTGATTCCGTACTGGTTAGCGATTGAAGTAGTTTCTTCTAAACTCCAATGTTCTCCACGAGAGCCATCTTCGTTTTCCATCTTAGAGACTGCTTTTAGTGCACATTCTTCATTGAAGTGTGGACCATACATAGCCTCATGACGCTCTATTTTCAGTCTTTCTCTCATTGCATTAATTGATTTAATTATTCGACTTATAAAGTTCATTTTGATAAATCTATTATTCTAGTATTTTCTACATTGATTAACTTGTTACTGTTATCAATTTGGTACTTATAAATAGTTCGTTTTTTAAAATCAAAGTGAAGGAGTCGCTAAAACCAATTACGATAATTACGCTTATATTCTTTTTTAGTATGAATAAATAGTGATTGTGTATTGCGAATGTCGATACTATGTGTTAGGAGCGTATCTCTTTTATTTATTACGATTGATGTCAAATTATTTGGTTTGATTTCCACTTTAAAGTCAGTTGATCTAACTACTATAGTAGTATCATGTACTACTTTCTACTCCTATATCTGTACCTATTTCAACTCCTTCTCTTTGATTTTTAATTTCTTTACTGTAGCATGTACTTCTTGTATCAAGCTATCTTTGGTTTCTTTAAATTCATCTAGAGTAAGCTATAACACTCTGTTATCATTCTTCTACTATGTTGCTAGCTATTCATAGTAAAGATAGTTATTAGTTACTCTATCTAGTTCTCTATTCTTCTTATCTAGCTAGTTATTCTAATAAAAACAAATGGCAGCGAGAATCGTAATGATAATCACTGCCATTGCTTTGTAATTTCTTTTAAACCAACCGATAATGTTACTTGTTAATCTTTTTGCTAGACTTATCAGTATTGGTATCATTTGTAATAGTATTTTGTTCTTCTAAGATGTCTGTTATATCTGCATCTAAATATTTTTCTGCTTTCGACTTTATAATCTTTGTGAAGAGTCTTGTAACTAATGAATTAGGTTTTAATGCTTTCCTAGATTCTAATAATGATATTATTTCTGCAAAACACACTGCTCCTGCTGCAACTTTAGCTAACACCAGATCAGCATATGTCATAAATATAAACTTATCTAATAAAGTAAATCCAGCTATCATTATAGCTGCAAATCCTAGTTTCTCAATAGTAGACCAAAACTTACCAGATTCAAAATAATTCTTGTGAGTTACTTGTCTACATACTTTATATCCATAGATCAAGTCTAATATTATGAATAGAAATGATACACCTATTAATGGTGCAGCTGGTGCTAGTATAGTTGCCATACCTGTTAGCCAACCTACTATAGATTGATATCCATTAGCAAATATACGTCTTGCAAGATTCATTATATATAAACTTCTACTCAACACAACTTAAAATAATTTTATCTGAAATAAAAATGCTAGTCAATATTTATTACTGCTAGCATATGTTAAAGTCTCTGCGATTATATAACTATAACGTACTCATTATGCGTATGTTCTATTTCCTTTACGTATATCCAGGTAATCTAATAGCTCTTTATGTTTAATAGTTTTAGTAAGTAAAGAATAACAGTTAGCGTGTTTAAACCATCCTATGTAGCTAGCCATTTTTCTTTTATAATATTTATAGTTAGTACTTCTTTTATTCAGTTTAGCATTCTTCTTACAATATCTTTTCTTTAATGCTTTTCTAACTAAAGTAAAGTTATGATATATTTTATATCCAACAAAATCTATACTTCTACTTTCTACTGGGAATACCTGATAATTATTCTTTAACTACAGTTTTAAATTATCTTTTAGATATTCCTTTATATCTCTAAGTAACGTCTACAAAGACTCTTTATCTTTATAAAGTATTACTATATCATCTGCATACCTGTAGTAGTACTTCATGTTTTTATTTTCTTTAACCCAGTGATCAAAGTAAGATAGATACAGATTAGCAAAGAACTAAGATAAGTAATTACCAATGGGCACTCCATCTGACGAATCTATTATTTCATCTAACAACTATAATAGTTCTCTATCAGATACCTTTATTCTAATTATCTATTTTAATATATCGTGATCTACTGAAGGATAAAACTTTCTAATATCTATCTTAAGACAGTATTTAGTATTCTCTCTATCTTTTAGATCATGCTATATCTACTTAAGAACTTTGTGAATTCCTCTTTTCTTGATACAACTATAAGTCTAAGGTATCATCTAATTGATCCACAAAGGTTCCATTATGTTCATAATAGCGTGATGTACTATACGATCTGGAAAGTAAGGTAGTTTAAATATTATTCTTTCTTTAGGTTCATATAATTTAAAAGTAAAATATTCAGAAGTTTTATAAGTATGATTGATTAACATATCCTGTATCTACTTACAAAATCCTTCTATGTCTGCATCTACTTTCTTTACATCGTTTCTATGAGTTTTATTCTTTCTAGCATTATGATGAGCTAGCTTTATATTATCTAAATCTGTTATCTTCTAATATAAATTCTTAAATTTCTTCATAGTCTGAAATTACAAAGAGCTTTCGATATTTCACTACTAACCCTTAATAAATTATTTATATTTTTTACCAAGTGGTAAGGTCCTTCTCAGTAGTTGGCTATTATATGATAAACTGAAAATATTATGATACGCAATTTCATTGAACTGATATTAGCATTGGAATTACTAACCTCATTATTGGAATTAAGATTGAATAGACCTGCTTTGCTGCTATTGTCAGAGTTACTACTTTTTTACTTAAAACTAATAATGCATACTCGTTCTAATTCTAGAGAAGCAACCTGTGGGTATTACTTAACTATACCGTATTGCATAATTAAGTCATTACTCCGCCCACGGGAGATATGTTAATCGAGAACCGATATCAGCAAGGGAATAACCAACCCCATGAGAGGAAGAAAGACCGAATAGACCCGCCCGGCCGCCATGGCCAGAGTGACCACCTATTAACAAACAATGTAATGAACCATCCGTATTATCCCAATTATAGTCACACCAGTATGTTGTTTCTGAACCATTGTTGCAAGATAAAGCGAAAAAGTCACACGTAGACGTAGTTACTATTTTTGTTTTGTATCCAGTAACTACAGCATTTGCTGCTATATTTTTATAGTACGGATTATCATTCGAGATAGAATCACCGAAATGATCTGGAGAATCGCACTTATACCAAAATCTAGCGTCGTAACCAGAAATATATACACTAATAACATCGTCAGTGTGTTTCCACACATGCCCAAATGGATTCTCTATTCCTCTATATCTATTACACTTTTTTGTAGTAGTTGTAGTATTAGAGCCAGATGAATCTGTCTATTGTATAGTTACTGTAACTTCACCAGAACCACTACCTAAACTATCAGAACTTCCAGTAGGAATAAACGAGTAAGTTGTAGCTCCGTTGATAGTTACCGCACCTGTAGTACAACCAGAACCTAATCCACCTTGTCTAAATCCTTCAACTGTTAATGCAGTATTAACTGCTTTTTGACTATTTCTGGTAGCATATTCTACTAAGAACAAATGACATATAGCTCTATGTTCATTATATGTATATATATTCCACGAATTTCCTAAACCATTAGCTCTCGCTTTTGGTCTTACAGCAGATCTTGTGAAATTAACACTAGGTATTTTATTTTTAGAAGATCTATAATAATTCCCATCAATATAACCTTCATAAGCAGACACATAAGCTTCTTTATGATGATACCATCCTGGTTTAGCATGTGGACATATTTTTAAATTATGTGTTTCAGTAGATTCTGTATAATCATCTATCCACCAAAATTCAGGTATTTTAATCATTACATTTATGTTATTGTCTTCTAGTAAAGCATCTACATCTCTCCATCCTCCAGCAGAATAATTTTCACATTTAGTCCAACTATCGTTTAGCTTTAACATTCTATATAAAGGATTTCCGTCTTTAAAATAAAGATATCCTTTCATCATACTCTATATAGGCAGTGTTCTATGCATATCCATATTACCAATACGAGTACAATCTGGATTAGAAGATGTTTCTGACCAAGATACACCGTACCAGTCTGGAGCATCTAATGTTTTAATGTTACCTAATACAAAATTACTTGGTCTCTATGTAGTAGCTGGGCTACTTAATATGTCATCAGCATTAGTAGAAGCATATTTACATACTATATTAGTATTTGCTCCCCACTAATTACTAGTTCTAATCCATATTTCTACTTTATCAGAAGTAATAACATATCCAGCTATAAATGTAGTAATAGAAATAGTATCTATACTATTCAAAATACGCAATTCTACATTTTCCGTAACTCTAGTAGAAGCAGTCAATGTTGCATAATAAGCATATTTTTCACCAACATCAGTTCCACCAACTATTTCAAATACTACTCTTTTATCCTATGTTATCATCTAACTAGTTAATGGTAGAGTGCAAAGTTTAATCCAATTTTCGGCATTGGATTGATTTACACTATTTATAGAGCGCTTAATAGATACGCTATCAGTATTAAAATTTGAAACTCCATAACCATCTACCATATCTGCATTCAGATTGGTACATAGAGTAGTAGAAGATACTTGTATAGGTGCAGTTCCAGTAGCTACTTTAGATTTAAGATATCCAGTGTTAGTAACATTACCAGAATCATCAACAACTAGTTCTGTTATAGCTTGTCCTTGTTTTTGAATTCTAAATCCACTACCATACTTAGTAGTTACATCCCAGAATTCATCTCCACTCTTTAATCTAACTACTGCCCATCTGGAAGATGGTACAGAAACATTGCTATACAAATTAATATCAGATGTAGTTTCAATAGTTAAACTACCAGTCATAGTATCACCAGCTTTCTTTACATAAGTAGTAGTAGGATCTACACCTAATGCGCCAGTTACATTATTCTTAGTTATACTGATAGTACCACCATCTGCTAATGTTATATTACTGCCTATCTTAACACCACCTAATGCACTAGCTGTAGCAGCAGGTAATACATACTTATTAGCTTCAGCTTCAATAGCAGCTAGTTTATTCTTTTCAGGAGTAGTATAATCATTAGTACTAAGACCTTTACCTTCAACTTTATCTACTTTTTGAGCCTACAGTTGAGTAATATTACTATTCAATGTCTCTTCTACACCAGTAGCTCTTTCTACTTCATTTGCTATAGCTGTAGCATTAGCAGACTCAGCGCCTTTAGCTCTAGTTACTTCACTAGCTAAATAACTAGTTAGTTTCTATTCTGCTGCTTCTGCTCTAGTCTATTCAGCTGTTACAGTTGTATCTGTATATAACTTAGCCTGTTTAATAGCATTAGCTATAGAACCAGTAGTAGATTCATTACCATTAATAATAGTAAGTTTATCTTCATTTACTTTTACTCTATTAGATAATGAAGATACATTGTTATTAATAGTAGTATCAGCTTGAGTTCTATCAAGTATCTCTTGAGCTAAATCATCAGCTACTTCTTGAATACTACCTTCAATAGCTGTAGTATCAAATGAACCTGATAAAGCATCCCAACCATCTTCAGTCCATACTACATTAGTACCAGCATCATAATGTTTACCGCCTAAGTTAAATGCATTAGTAATATTATATACATCACCAACTACATTGTTGTCTTTAGGTAGAGTTTCAAACGTACTAGATCCTTTTACTTTATAAGCACCGGATAATTTAGCATCTACTTGTGCTTTAGTATAAGTATCAGACTTGTCTGCTTTTAATGCTAACGCTGCATTAGTTGCATTAGTGTGATCAGTAATCTTATTGTCTAGCTCTTCTTCTTTAGCCTTAGCTCTATTGGTTTCTACTAAGATAGCTGCATTTCTATCACTAACTTCTGTAGCAATAGCTTCTTTTCTATCCTGTACTTCCTTGTTTATAGCATTAGTGTGATCAGTAATCTTATTGTCTAGCTCTTCTTCTTTAGCCTTAGCTCTATTGGTTTCTACTAAGATAGCTGCATTTCTATCACTAACTTCTGTAGCAATAGCTTCTTTTCTATCCTGTACTTCCTTGTTTATAGCATTAGTGTGATCAGTAATCTTATTGTCTAGCTCTTCTTCTTTAGCCTTAGCTCTATTGGTTTCTACTAAGATAGCTGCATTTCTATCACTAACTTCTGTAGCAATAGCTTCTTTTCTATCCTGTACTTCCTTGTTTATAGCATTAGTATGTTGAGTATCTACTTGAGTAGATCTATTAATTTCATTCTGTAAATTAGTACTAATAGTCTATTCAGCAGATTGAGCTCTATTCTTCTCAGTAGCTATATCATTGCCTAATTTGGTTTCAGCAGCACGAGCAGTAGCAGCTTCTTTATCTATATTACTTTGTAAAGTAGCTAAAGACTATTCTAATGAATCTGAATCAATAGCAATACTAATTACATTATCTTCACTAATACTAACATCTTTACCTGGTTTTAACTTATTAATTAAGTCATTATAATCACCAGATGTAGCTACTGGTTTAAAGTCTGGTTTACCAGTAATATTATTCCATTGTACAGCTAGATCACCAGATGCACTAATTACATTAGTTTCTTGATCAATTTCAATGTTCAAACCTGCAATGAGTTTCTTCTAATACTTTGCACGTATATCAGCAAAGGTATCAATCATCTCAGTATGAAGTTCCTATAACTGATGTTGTTTAACAAAGTCTAAGAAGTCTTTAGATGTGACAATACCAGCTGATCCAGTAGATGCTATAGGTAAAGATATAGAATCATTACTTCCATCATACTTAAACATTACCATAGTAATATTATTAGGATTAGAAGTATTAAATTGTATATCCTTTATTACATCTTTTACTTCTTCATCATCTACTTTACTATCTACATCACTAATGTTTGCTTTATCATTAAGCAATTTGTTTACCTATGTTTTAGTATAGTAGTTGCTAAGATCAGGCGTACCACCAGAGGCAGCCAGCCTTACCCATTCGGTTCCATTGAAATATTTAATGCTACCACCGTAAGGATTATCAGATAAGTCAACCCAATAGTCTATTTCTTCTGGATTAGGTTGAACAGACGTTGCAAAAAATATTATCCTATTCGTTACCATATGTATTTGTTATATTAAGCTGCTGGAGTTTCTAATGCAGCAACTCTTGTAGTTAATGCGTCAATTAAATCTTTTAAAGCTTTGCCTTGAGCAGCAGCTAAAGCTTCTGTAGTACTAGTACTTGTTAAAGTGTTATTTATAGTCACTTTAGTATCTGCTGTAGGAGGTGTATATCCTAATGCACTAGTTACATTAGCTTTACTAAGACTAATTGTACCATTACTATAAGAAATATTTGCTCCTACCTTTACTCCACCAATAATTTCAGCTGTAGCTGTTGGTAAAACATATTTATTTGCTTGTGCAGCAATACCATCTAGTTTAGTTTTATATGCATCAGTAAAGTCATTACTGGATAGTTCTTTTCCTTCTACCTTATCTACTTTACCTGATTCAAGTGCAGCAATTCTAGCACTCTGATCATTGTCAGTATCATCATTTAAAGGCAACCATTTACTATCACCTGCATAATACTTAATTACATTACCTTTTGGATCTGCTGCTAAGTCAACCCAATAATCAAACTCTTTGGGATTTGGAGCTACATAGCTTCTTGTTATTCTTGTCATATACGTATATTTTAATTATTAATTCTAATGTAATGCAAATTGCACTAAATTTTTACATCCGTTGGGATCACAATATTGTATTACTGGTCTAGCTACTCTCACTGCACCAGTATTGTTAGTGTCAAATACTACACTAATATTATCCGTATTTACTATAGGATGTATCCAATCTTGACCACCAACAAAAGATAATCTACCTAATGTTCTATTAATAGGTATACTAATTACCTCACCTTCTTTAGCTATACGATGTGGGGTCATATTATATGCATTAGCTAGTTCTGGTATAATACTAATAGCAGAACTATCCTAATACATAATACTGTAAAATATAGTTTCTTTATCCATATTATTATAACGCATTTTAAGGCGTTTTAACGCCACTTCCTTTATTAAATGAACAACTTATCCATTAAACTCTAAAAGCTTCTTAGAAGAGTCTTTTGGCTGGTATACATCGATGTGTGACCATCCATCAGTATTAGCTTCTAATCTAATAGGGTATTCAAATAATTCAGCATTCTATCTTACTATGTTATTCACTGCATTACTATCTAAATCCTTTACATTAAAATCTATTGCTTTACCCAAACAGTTTCCAATAAACACTACTTTTCCATTTCTTCTTGTTATTAATGTGGTATTATCATTGTTTACGCACCATACAGTACCCTTATATTTGCGTTTAAAATAACTTTTCTCTGAAACTTTAGAAGAATCTTTATTTTGGGTTATAAAAATAGTATAAAAATCTTTTGTTATATACTCTTTACCTCTTATAACGTTTTTTACATTCTTTTCGTGTTTCTTTACGCACCGCATACCACATAGAATTGACATAATCTATAACATGTCGATATTATACTCATCTATAGAATAGATAGATATATTTGTGTTATTATTACGTTCATCCAAGTGCCCGTCAAATTTTGCATATGTTATAATTAACTGTTTCATTATATCAGGGGATAGAGAAAGAAACCACATTGGTATTTTTTTATTTTTCCCAATTATTTGACTTACTTGTGCACCAACTGTTGAATTAACATAATAATTATATACTCCAGTACAACCATGTCTTTCATGTGAAATAGAATATTTCTTTACGTATTTCCAGTTTAATTTTGCAAGTATGTCTTCTAGTTCATTTTTGTCTCTTTCTTTTTTTAAATTAAACTTTAACTCATAGTTCCCCTATTTATTTACTCTTCCAAGATAACCATCGGAAATTACAGCCATGCACATACGTAGTAAATTTATATCATAAGTGTTAGTATTATCTTTTATACCAGCCGTTTTAAAAAACATTCTTCTACCGTGTACATCTTTTGCTAATTCTATGTGATATTTTTCGCTTTTATTGCTACGCAAATGCTACAAGTAAGTATTCCATTTTTCACTTATCTATCTATTAGTAATTCTTTTATACTTTTTTGAAGTACTCTTTACTAGCATTCTGTGTCTATCTGTAACTGCATATGATATGTGTTTATTCTCTGCACAATACAGTTCACCATCATAATCATATTTAATTATATCTCTAATTGGTTTAATTTCAATATTTTCAGTTTCGATATTCATCGAATATACTAAATCTGTTGGCTATATTGTCTTATACGTTCTCCAACCATTATTAGTAAGTACTTCGGTTTGATCATCAAAACAATGTGCAGATAAGTAAATGCTATTTTTACTCTTAACTAACTGACATATATTACAACGTAATCCTCTTTGTGAGAATTGTCCACCGGTTTTCCAAGTATTAATAGTAATAGGTTTATTGAATATCTTAGTACGCAATATATACAGAGTACTAAGTAATTCAGTACTAATAAACTACCAAGAAGTTTCACCAAATTTAGAATAACAGTGAGGACACACTAATTCCTATATTTTAAAGTACTTACTTACTTCTTTTATTAATTCATTTCTATCCATATAATATTTGGTATAAATTAAATAGAGGTTTCAACAATTATACTACTAGTCTCATTAACTAGTGTGTCCTTCTTATAAGTAGCAGTATCATATTCTCTCTCATCTACAATAACTCCTCTGTCATCAACATCATATTGTAATACTTTATTGCCTAATATGTGGCGCATTGTTATTGTTTTCATTTCTTTCTCTGTTTCTATACATATTATCTACTAATAAATCAGCTATAACATTTATACCTAACTATTTGCTATCACTAATTAATTGTTCCTACATTACTACTAGGAGCATCTAATAGATGCCCTCTAGTAGTTCTCTATCACTTAACTATTTAATTTGATTGTGTATATTCATAAAATTAAGTCGGTTTGTTTCCTATATATTGTGCAAAACCACCGTAAATATCTACATAGAAATTACCATCATTTAAAGTATCATCATCTGCTAATTGCACACTTATGTTCAAAGCAGTAACTCCAGTACTATATGATATTAAAGTTGCATATATTGGATGAGCGTTACTACCACTAACAGTTTCAGTTCTATAACTTCCATATACTCGTACATCACACGGAGCCCAAAAGTAACTAGTCCCGCTAGTTATAGTTATCCCTACCGCTCCTGCACCACTTCTAGTACAACTAATTTTACTATTATTAAAATTATATATACTGTGTATACTAGACGATACCACTGCATATGAACTACCGTTATACTAAACTTTAAACTTTAGAATAATACCAGAATCTGAGCAACCATCGTGCGAACAATTTGTAATGAGCCATCCCTATGGAGTACTAACTACGTTTAATATACCGCCGTTATTACCTTTAGCTAAAACTAAAGTTCTTTCGTCTACATAGGTGTTTCCTCTATTGTCATAAGTAGTTACATGTAGATTGCCTTCGGTTCCAGTAATAGCTCTAATAGATGGATATTGTCTACAAACAATAGTCATTTCTGTACCATAATTATCTTCACTAACACTTGGTAATATCAATTTGTTTGTATAACCGCTTTTTGCTCCAGTCATATGTATAATTTTAGAATAAGAAGGATTAGCATATACACTTATTGCATTAGTAGAACTAGTATATAATTCTAATGCCTCCTCCCAACCATCTGATTGATAAGAATACAACTTACTATTTGCACAATATGTATCACCATATTTAGGATCAGATATATCAGATGAGGATCTATTTAAATGTGTAATATTTAGAAATCTATTTTTAGTAAAGCAGTTCTCAAAATATAGATCTTTAAATGTACCAGCTTTAGCATTCACAGTACCAGTAAATGTACCATTAGATGCTCTAAATTCGCCAGTACTACTATTCATATACAGTTTAGCTGCACTAGATGAACTACCCCCATCGCCTGACCAGAATACATTATTAGAGAAATGAAATGCACCTAATACAGCATTATCTGCTAACAATGTATTAATTGCCATGGCACTAACACTAGACACTAATTCCCAATATGCTGAACTAGAACTAGGAGTTTGACCGTATACTCCGCCAGAATTAACATACTTAACTAGATATACGCCACCTTTGTAAATTACCTAATCTCTAACATATGCATTACTAGGATTTTCATAGTTAGTTAAACCTATTGATGATGCTGTAGCATAGTAATATCTAGTAGATGAATCCCAAACTCCTCTAAATCTAATATCTGTATATTGAGTGTTAGCAGCTGACCCATCTTGTCCATTCTAACCATCAACTACAACTGTAATAGTTGCTGATGCTGCTACAGGATTTCCATTATAAATAGGATACTGAGTAGGATTAAATGCTACAGTATAATAGTTATATTTAGTAGAACTAGATATATTAAATGTAATATTGGAAACACCAGACCAACCACTACCAACTTCAGTACCTTCTGAAGAGGTTGTTGGAGCGTGACTATTACTACCATATATTTCCCAGTAACCAGATACAGAAGACAGATTACCTGTTCCTGTTTTCTTGTATGCTCTAAATGTCATACTACTAGGCTCATAAGAAGAAGTTCTAGTAAGACGTATAGTTGCTGCTCCAGGAGTAATTATATAAGTAGTAGCATCAGTACCTGGTGTTCCTGGTTCTCCCTTATCACCCTGATCTCCTTTATCTCCATCTTGTCCATCTTGACCGTCTTTACCCCACTTGGTCCAAATAAATCCATCTTTCCAATCTCCCCATTTACCATTTTCTTTCTTACGTGTCCAACATACTTGATATGGTATGCTTTCTGTTACGCTTACTCCATTATCGGTATAAGTGAAAGTAGCACCTTTACAAGTCTTAGTAGGTATATAATCATCTTGCTAATAATCACCATTTAAATATTGTGATCCATAAGTAGGAGAAGCTGGATAATATTGCTCATTTCTACTACATAGAGCTGCTTGATCATAACTAGAGAACCTAGCGAATATGTATTCGTATCCATCCCCATCTTTACCTTTATCTGCAAATACAGACCATAAGCCTGGTTGTGAATAATCTCCCCATTTCTAAGTACTCTTATCTTTATATCTTTGAGTTACATATTCATATCTATGTGAATCGTCTACTCCCTATGGATTATCAAACCACTGTGTACCATCTGGTCCAGTACCTGTCCAGTCTGTAGTTTGATTAGAATTTGGTTTTTGAGGATAATTGTCTTTATCATTATTACGTGCGTATAAGAATTCTATACTATTACCGTCTTCACCATCTTTACCATCGGCTCCAGTAAGTCTTATTAATCCAGTCCAAGCTGTTAATGAACCATCTGCATTTTTAAATCTGTGAATTTGCCATACGTATTGACCTTCTGGCGGAACCATTTCAGAATTTTCAGACCACCCAGATGCAGCTGAATCTGTAGGTATACTTGGAGTAGTAGCTGATATTTTATATCTATATTGATAATTACCACCACTTAAACCAGTTTCACCCCATTTAGCCCATATAGCTGGTTTTTGAAACGCTGACCATACACCATCTGTTTTTTTACGTACACTTACCCATTCAAACATCAAGTTTTCTCTAACTCCTTGGGGATCATCAGTCCAATACATTCCTCCAGGAGAAGTAGTAGTTTGTGCTACACCATTAATAAATGCCTGAGGACGCGCTTCATCATCTGTATTATTAGCAGCTACAGGAGTATCAGGTGCAATGTTTTCAGCTTGTGTACGATAGTAGATATATTCATAACCATCGCCATCCATACCTTTTTCACCCCATTTTGACCATAAAGTAGGACCTTGCCAGTTACCCCAATTACCAGTACCTGCTTTAGCAGCTGGTTTAGTACGTTGAGCTACCCATTCATATTGCCAAGTTTCACTAACACCTTGTGGGTTATCATACCAACCATTGTTTGGTTCTGTATAATCATCTCTATTACTATTAGCTGGTAAAGTAGGTGCAGAATTATTTTGTGTAATCTTATATACAAACTCTATATCATTACCATCGTTACCATCTTTACCATCAGCTCCTGTTAAACGGAAAGGTTCTGACCATCCAGATGTAGATTTATCAGAATACACAGTTTGTATTGATTGCCATACCCAAATACCTTTTTCCACATCTCCTTGTGGTGGGTCCATAGTCCAAGTGTATTTATTGTTTGGGTCTTTAGGTGGAACAGTATCACCTATAGGAGTAGGTGGTGGTACGCTTGATTCAGTATATGCAAATCTAGTATACTCACCATCTTTACCAGCTACTGAAGCACCACGGAATCTATTAGGATCTCCCCATTCTACATTAGGATCATCTACTTCGATAGAGCTTTTAGTAGACATCCATATTGCAGATGCTGTATAATTTCTATGCCAACCGTTGGTAGTACCATCACCAGTAGGTCTATCAGGTATAGCATCGTTATCGTTATATGTAGTCCATAATGAATTAGGTTGTAAATGGAACTATAATACTACTGTCTTTTTAAATGTAGCATTACCTTCACAGTTAATTAACAAGTCTATATGAGGACTATTAGTAACAGATAAAATATCTGTAATTGTGAATATACCATTAGCCATCGTACACTTAAGACCTGTTGCTTCCCAAGTTAAGAAGTAAGATCCTTCAGCATATACATCTGAATATGATAATTCTGTAGTACCTTTAAAAGCTTGTACTCCAAATGTTAAATTATCTAGCTGGCTATACTTATCTAATATGTTTAATTCATTATCCACAATAACAGATAGGTTGTCTTTAGTAAGATTTACTGAGTAAGCATCCTATCCTTTGAGACTATCTTCTTGTTCTGGAGTAAACTAAATCATAGCACCTGTCATGTAGACATTAGTTAAGTAAGCACCATCCCCATGTAGTACCCCATCATCTGGAGCTCCAGGAATAGTCAACCCTTCTATTTTACCAAATTGTGACGCAATGTTAGTCCAATCAATTGCCCAAGTACTAACATCTTTTAAGAACCTTTTATAATCTCTAGTAGAATACGCACTAGATTGTCTTGTCTCATCTAAGAAATTACCATATACTGCAAATTTCATATTAGCAGTAGGATGTTGAGTAGTATTAGGCTTTAGTGAATATCTAAATTGTTTACCCCTTTCATCTAGAATTTCAATAGGGGTAAAGTAAGCAGTACTAAATCCCTGCATTTTTTCAAACCCACATTCATCTGTACCTGGAGTAGTTTCATTTACTCCACTAATATTATGCCATATACCTCTACATATATCATTAACATGTAACCCACTATATTCGCCTTCTTCTAGTTTAAGAGTAGCTATCTAGTTTTTAGTATCTACTGATTCAATAGTACCAAAAGCGATAGAATTCCACAGTTCGCCGCTTACTACATCTACTCTATTAAAACGTAATTCTGGTACAGATAAGAATTCTCTAAGGGTTAAGCTTCCGGCTTCTATATTACCATGTTCATCAATTATAGCTCCATCTCCAAGTAGTCCTGATATATAATTACCAATAGTAATTCCTTTTTTAGCATATATCATACTATCAGCTATTACACTATTCTTAAATGTAATAACACCCAATGCTGTATCATCGTATAGTTTACTTAAGAATAACTTACCGCCTTCTGATGCTATTAATGCTTTAACTACAGCAGTGTCGATAATGCCACCTTCACCACTAATATAATCTGCCAATACAGCTGGAGATACATTATGCCATGTACCATCACTACTGTACTATATTAAGTCTCCTTCTGTAATATAAGTAATGGTAACATCTTTTAAAGTAGATAGGTGATTAATTCTTTCTACTAATGTATCAAGTTCACCAACATTGTTGTTTAATGTGGTTACATCACCCTATAAGCTTCGTACTAAACTAGTTAATTCCCTAAGGTCATCTGTTGTTGCATACTATGCCATTATTTCAATAGTTTATCTATTAGTACTAATAATTTGTGTTTCTCTTCTTCTGATATACTAAACGCATCTCCTTGTTTTAGTATATCTTCTACGTAATTTGAACACACTAAGTTTAATATCTAAGTACGATCAAATGTTATATTATACTTAGTCATGTTGTTCAAATGTTTACCTATTCTATAATTGTTTTCTATCATAACTAACAACAACCATTATAACAAGACCTGCAAGTTTTACACAGTCTGTGGCAATTAAATATTCTATTATACTTACAACATGTATGTTTACTCGGTATATCTAATAAACGACACATATCTATATAATACTATATAGCATCTTCAGTAAGATTGTTAGCTTTAGCGTAGTCTAACAATTGTGACTTAAACTACAACATTAATATTTTTTCTTTTTGATGCTTGTCTAAGCAAGTGTAACAAAAACTAACCAATGTATTCACTTTTTGATAGTATAGATTCTTTTCGTCATATGCTATAGCATGAGCAGTTTCACTTCCTACTACTGTTACTATAAACGAGGTAGCGTCGTATTCTTCTATATTGATATTTATACTATTATCACTTATTTGAGGACTACTGATAATTATTTCATGATCTGCATCATTACTAGAATGATAAGTTTTCGATAGTATACCATCTAAGTATACTTTAGTAACTCCAGCTACTGAATCTAATTCAATTGTTAGAAGGTTATTTTCTATCTTCGCATTAATTATTTTCATATCTATAAAATTAAAAAGGCGAAGCCGAGGATAAAACCTCAACCTCGCCTGGTTTTAAATAAAGAAACCGTGTATCATTAAGCAGCACCAGTACCAACGCCAGTGATAAATGCTTTAAGATTCTTAACAAACTGAGATGCACTCAAATTAGCTGCTTCTTCAACATACAATTCAGTAGTCAACGGAGTAGTTTTAATATACTGATTGTCTGGTGATAAATACAGATTATCATTTTCAATAGTAATGTAATCGTACTTCGCACCTTCAGTAACATTACGTTTCGGTTCAACAATAGGATATGCATCCGTAAATACATGACCTTTGTAACCCAACATACGTACTTCTATATCGCGAACTTGTTTCCAGAAACCTTTACCTGGTTTACCAGCAGTTTTCTTAATAGTTGCACCAGGAACTGCTTCAGGAACGTTAGACAGCAATGCACCAGGAATAGTAACGTACAGAGAAGCTTCCATAGAAACTACAGAATATTCATTTAATGAATAAACACCTTCATTATCATCTTTAGGAAGAGCTGTAAGTGTTAACTTATGACTTGCAAATGTAGCACTTACTCTACGATTTGCGTGTTTGTTAATTTTCTTTAACAGTGCATTACCCAAATCGTCAGCAGTTTCAGTAATAGCAACTGTTTCGTAAGTATGAGTAAACTGACCCGGAGCTTCATACATATCTTTGTAAACAATACGCAATACGTATCTGTGACCAATTACGGGTTTTGCAGAAGTTAAATCAATTTCAATTTTTTCTTCTACTGGAGCTTCGTAATCTCCCATTACATAAGAAGGTTTAGAAGCTTTCTAAATGGCATTAGAGTACTCTACAGAACGCTTAGTAGCACTAGTACCATCAGGCAAAGTAATAGTCATATTATCACCAGCTACTCCAATATATACTGTAGATGCAGTTACTGCTGCGGCTTCGTTTTTAATCAAGTTCTTATTTTCATCAAATAAAGCTACAGCACCCTGAGTAAGACTATCTACTGTAGTATAAGATGCTGGACATGTTTTACCGATAAGTACGGTATCTGTTCTAGTAATCATATATAATTTTTTTATTTTTTATAGTTAATTACAGCCTAACAATATTGTTTAAATTCTTCTAAATTCAAATTTGATTTCATAAAATTAACAGCAGAACATATTAACCAAATATTATCTTTAGTATAACCTTTAGAAGAATCTATTCTATCTATAGATACATTAGTGTTAGTTCTACCGTGTTTTGTTGTAGTCATTGGTATTCCAGTTAAAGCACATTTACCTTCCTACTAATTCCACAATTGATATAGAAATTCTAGATCAATATCATAGTATTGATTTTTAGATTTAGCTCTATTCTAAGCATCATACAATCTTTTCTTTAAAGTAAAATCTAATAAATCTATATCTTTTTGTTTCTCTCTTCTTTGTCTCTAAGCTAAAGCTTGACACTATTTACATACATAACTTTTTCCATTTCTGAGTTTAGCTTTCTTACAAGGAGAAAATTGAGAAGTCTCTTTGAATTCTTTACAAACGTGACAATATAATTTTTCGTCCATAATTAACGGATTAGACAATGCGCGCTGTCTTTGTTTGTCTTTCTACTTTCCTTATTGCAGATTTCCACGTCAGACAAACGCTTAAAAATAATTAATACTTTCTCATTCCATTGAAGCTATTTCGTTGGAATAAGCGTTATAGTGCTACATTGGTTTAGTAGCAAGATAAATCTAGATTGCCATTTTTACTATTTCCATATGTGTATGTTCTGGCAAATCTGTATATTCTGTATTGGTAATATTACTTGAATTAATTTTAGATGGCTTAGCTAAGTATGTAATCTCATATTCACTTACTTTATATTTACCATCTGTATATAATATCACATTATTGTCTTGAATTAGCTTTAAAGGTCTAGCTTGACAATATTTTAGTCTGTGTTCAGATAATGAATTACTTAACTGTCTATCTAATGTTTCTATTGTAGACTCTAGAGTGTCAGTATATTTTGTTATATATTCTCCTCTTTCATTAACTTCCCAGCATTCATTTAAATTACTTGGCTGTATACCAGCTGTATCTCCAAGTAATAATACATAATCTTCTGGTAACTCTACAGAATAAGAATTACGATCACTTTTATTAATTGAACCTTCAGTATATTTCTTATTTTTAATTAATGTACGTAAATCGTCTATTCTTTTCTAGGTCTATTCAAATCCTTGAGCTTTAAAGTTAACACCTGAGTATCTTGTTTTATAAAATTTATCAATTGCCTCATTAATGAATGATATAATAGTGTCTGAGGATAGCTTATCCTTAATAACTAAGTTAGGATCCATTAACTATAGCCTACGTTCAAACTCGATTTGAAATCCACGGTCTGTCATAATCATTCATCTATTTGGTTCAACTATGATTTAGTCTATATTCTCTTAGACTCAATATCTTCTAATGCTAGTTCTACAGCTCTATTAATTACTTCAAACTGCATATACTCTGGTATTTCACTCATACCATCTGCTGGTAAGTTCTCTATCTTAGTAGGGAACTTAACATAAGTAATATCTACAGAATAACTATTACTACTCATAGCTAAGTAATCATAATAGATATATAGAGTGTTATCTTCTATCACAGCTACTGGATCTTCTATCCAAGGATTGTTATTGTAAGTCTTCTTGAATTTAGTAGCGTCTGCATGATCTATTAGCTTTATGGTAGCTTTTTTGTTATTGAAGTTTAATACAGCATCTACAAAGAACATTCTGTCACCATTAAATAGATTGGTAACATAACATCTATTTGAGTCTGTTTCAGTATTAGCAATAACATTTGTATCTGTATGTACTAACTTTTCTAAGTCGTGAATACGTTTTACAGATCCTTCAAAGCTAGTCTTTAAGTAGTTATTACCAGTAAACTTATTACTGATTTCTTGGTATAAACCTTGATCTAACCAGTAATCTATTTCTTCTGGTAAGAAAGCAGGACAACCCCCAAAGGCTACGCTTTGAGAGTTCTTGTCCATTGCTACTTTAAAATATGAGTGAAATTGTTCTCTAGTCATTATTTAGATTTTATTTCAGACATAATACTTAAGTAAATATCTTGATTCTTTTTGTCTTTCAAATATGCAATTACATCTTCAAGACCGTTACCAATAAGATCAGTACCAAAGTAATATGATGCTCTGTTCTTACGAATAATATTTTTACTTAAAGCTTCTTCAATTACAAAGTTAATTTCTTTATTAGGATTATCTACCCAAATTCTAATAAATCTTGCTGGATCAGCTTCTACGTTTTCACCAAGTCTAGCTTCAACCAATTCATTAGACATAGTGTCAGCTTTAACTCCAAATAGTCTAAGACATTTGCGCATATCTTCAAGACTCATCTTATCCAATGCTCTATAAGCATCACGTTTAACTTTGTTAGCTTTATTAATTTGTTCTGCTTCAGCTTCTTTATTTATAAGTACATAATCAGTAGATGGAGTTACTTTATCAATGCCATTAGCTACCCTCTTATGTCCTAATAGGAATAAATATTGCAATTCACCTTCAGGTCTATCAGTATTAATTACTAATTCTTTCTTACCAATCTTAATTGCAAATGTATCCCAAAATGTGCTATCGGGATCTAATTCTCCTTCAGCTTTACCCATTTTCTGTTCTAGTTCTCTAGCTTTATCTTGAGTTAGACCTGTGTAACGACTACCAGATCTTGTCCAATATGAACTCAAGTAATCAAAGCAGTTGGACCATTTAATCAACCCTGTCCAAGGATTTACTTTTGTCATTCTAACGATTACTTCCATAATTATAAAATTAGATTATCAAGTTAGACAGCAATAGCTGCAATTTCTTCTTTTTTCCATATAAATTTAACTCTCCAGTCATTTGGATTTTTTAAAGGCTTCTTCAATTGACGCTCTATTGTGTCGCCATTTATACCTGTTTGTCTTGCAGCTTCTGATACAGATTCATATTTAGCTATAAATTCTCCAGTTTTAGAAAACTGTAATACAGGAATTGCTTTTGCTTGAATTGATATTTTTTTCAAATGCTCTCTTTGTTTATCTGAACATTTGCCAATTCGTGCTTCAGACATTTTCTTTTTAGTTTCTTCTGAAATTTTTCGCCCAAGCGCTTTCTGACGAATTTTTTCTTTAGTTTCTTCAGAATGCGTTCTGCCAAATGTTCCATCTCCGCCTTCTGTAAGATTGTATCCAATATTTCGATCTATTGAATTAAATTTTTTAATCCAGAATTTTTCTTTTTCTTTTAGTTCTTCATAAGTTTCAGCAAAGTCTATAATCTCTAAAGTGAAATTATCTTCGCCATACTTAGCCATAGAACGATGGATCGGAGAAGGTTCTCCGATGCGAGATTCATACCAATGATGTCTATATCTCGCACCAGAACCTTGATTTGTTATACCTATATATATTTTCCCAGTTATTTTATTTGTAATCTTATAAACCTCATTACTTTTCATAGTATAATTTTTTCAGTTATACTATTATAACGCAGGGAACATAATTAGGTTATAATTCTTTTAACTTATTATTTTAACTGATTATTGCTGTGCGTCCATGATCAATTCTCCACATGCACGGGGATCACGTAACATAATACCTACTTCACCCAAGAAGTGTACTGAGTAACCATCCTTAGCGTTAGAACGAACTTCTGTGTTAGAGTGAGCGTAACCAGCAGGAGTTACAGAACCAGCTGTACACCAGTTAACGAATTCACGATCTTTACGAACTACTTTAACAATGTTAGCTTCACCATCACGACGACCCAAATCCAAGAATGTCATACGGTAAGATTCCAACGGTTTCAAAGTAACAGGATGCAACTGACGATTATAAGTAGTATTGTCATACAACGGGAAATACTTCAAAGTCAATTCAATACCATTAGACATAGCGTAAGTCTTGAACTGACCACCGAATTTCAAGTTGTCACCAGAACCAGTTACGAATACTGTGTCAATCAAGTTCATGTTAGCCATCTTTTCTTTAAGTACACGGTCAAATTCACGCATACCCATTTCACCAGTCAAGGCAACGAACTTACGTTCATTAGTACCCAATACATTGTAAGACAGGTCAAACAAGAAGTCTTCCAACAGTTCAGCTGTCAAACGAGTATAATAACGTCTGTTAGACGGAGCAATCTGTTCCAGCAAACCAGCACCAATAAATGCAGGACGACCATTCTTACCTTTCAGGTTACAAGAACCATCTTTATTTACATTATTCTGATTGTATACCAAAGCTCTTTCAAGACGTTTGTACCATTCGCGCATTGCAACCCATTCCTGGAATGTAGACCACAAGTAAGAAGTTTTGCCAGTTTTAGGATCTTTCAAAGCTACTGCCATAACTGTAGAGAAAGCAGAACCTGTAATATCATAAGACAAACGTACTGTAGTCAAATAATTACGCATTTTGAAATGAGTGTTGTAGTTCAGGATATCAGCCTCTTCACTGTATTCTTCATAAGCAGAAGCCAAACGGTTTACTTGGCAACCAGAAGATAAAACAGCAGGATCAATATAAGAAGCAGGGCTACCGTTAGATACAAATACTGTATAAACATACAGATTACCATCTTGATACGGAGCATCCTGAATACGTGCTTGACTCTTGTCATCAAATTCGATAGTAGCACCAGGACCAAACCATGCATCTTCCAACCACAAAGTAATAGGAGTATTGCCCAAACCCGGAGTAGAATTTTCACTAATTGCAGCGCCATTCCATTTAGCGTCACGAATTGTAACAGCTCTATCTTGGTCAATCATAACACCCCATTCAAATGAAGGCTGATCAATAGTCATTACATTTCCAAGACCACCTGTCAACATATCAAGAGAAGTACTGTAACCATTATCTTTAGTACCAAATACGTATGACAGGATAGTAGATACCTCATAAGGTCTTTGCTGAGAAGCGAGACTAATCTTATTAGTGTCGATCAAATCAGAAAACCATTTACCTTTGTATAATTGGAGGTTATTAAGAATATTATTATCCATAAAATACTAGTAATTTAATTTTTTTATTTATATAATTAATTATTATGATATACGCAGTTGTCGTGCAGCTGAGAACCAAATTGGATCATCATCAGAACCCGTAGCTTGTTTTCTAGATTTAGTAGTAATACTACTAGATTTTAAACTTCGTCTAAACTTATCAATAGCTGAATTATTTCCTTCACGTTTAGCAGCCTCAATAAGCTTATCAGCATTCATTGTAAAGTATGCTGATTCTATGAGATTCTTAACACCACCCTTAGCATAGTCCTTTTGGTACTTTGTTTTACCGTCTGTGTCTGGCTTAAGTATATAATCTATTAAAACCTTTTTATCTTTTTCAGGGACTGTAATACCACGTATATTCTTTAAGCCTTTTATTTCGCTAACAACGTTATCATAGAATTGCTGTTGTATCTGTAACTATTCACGATAAGCCTTTTTCTGATCCTCTAATAGCTGTTTCTTCCTTTCCTCTTTAATCTCTTTCAGATCTTCTAAAGCGTCTTGCGCTTCATCTTCAAGTAATCCAGCTTCTTCGTATCTACTTACTAACTTATCAATCTTCTTAGTAGAGAACCCTTTTTCTTTAAGTAACTGTTTTACTACTAATTTCTGATTAGCTTCATCTTCAATATCAATATCATCTAAATCTAACTCAGCATCAATAGTCAGATACTTCTTTAGATCTCCACCTTGCTTTACGAAATTATCTAGTGCTTCAACTTCTTCACTAGAGTATTCAGGCTTACTATTTTCTTCAATGACATTTTGGAAGTAATTAATTAACTCATCTACACTCTTGGGTTTTTCCTCTCCTTCTTCAAATTCCCAATTGAGTTTTTCAGCCATAGCGTCAAAGAAGTTAGTAACAACATTTTCTTCATTATTATCTTCAACCTCTTCTTCCTCTTCTGTTTCTTCCTCAATAGTTTCTTCTTTACGAGGTCTACCAGGCTTACGTTTTGGTTTATCTTCAATATCTTCTTCTTCGATTTCTTCTTCCTCAGTATCTTCCTCTACTGGCTTTTCTTTCTTATTTTTTACTTCGATATTGTTCTTTTTAATATCTTCCAATTCTTCATCGTCTAGTGATTCAAATTCATCAGCATCAACATTAACATTTTCATCAATATTTGAATTTCTAAAACCACCATCTGGATTAGGGATAAAGCTATCTAATACAGCTTCAAATCCACCTAATGTCATTTTTTTATCCATAATTAAAATATTTAATTAGATTTATTTTTTCTTCTTTTTACCTTTATTCCATTTAGCAGCATTCTAAGCGAATATTGCTCTCTTTCTTGTCACAGGATTCTTACTATGAGTTAGTTCTTCAGTTGTCTTTCCTGTCTTCTTTTTAGTTGCATTGAACTTACCTCTATTTTCTGGCTTTATCTTTATCTTCTTCATAATTCTAAAATTGTTTATTTACTATTGGATAAGTACCAAGTAAAGGTATTTTATTAAACCATTTTGTATACTATCCTGGTGTAGCAAATTGAAGATAAGCAGCTTCAATAGATCTCATATCTTTAGGTAATGATCTTATAGCTTTCTTAATCTATCTAGAAGTTACCTTATCTCCTATATTATTAATCATACCATTCTTAAACATATACTCTCTAAGAGTATTCATATAAGATTTCTATT